CATAAAATCATCCTCACTTAATAATTAATTAATTAATATAGCAACCATTTAGCTACATATAATTCCGCTGTATAACTAATCTTCGCCCACTCTTTACCATCTTCATCTTCTACAGTCTTATAGATTGTAACAGATGTTTTTTTCTTTAATGTGCCCTTAATCTCTCCAGCCATAGATGGTTTATTTCTAACATGTAATTCATCAAATTTGACATGCATAACTTTAAATGTTGGGTCTTTATAAAATAAGATAAATCTTGCTGGACTTTGATGTTCGTGTTTTGTGTTGTAATACTCAATATGCAAATGCATTGCAGTAGAACTACCACTTGTACCAGAAACACCAATTTGAGTAGTTTTATCTACCTTTTGTCCAACTTTTACAAGAGGTTTTGATTTCATGTGTTGCATAAGTACATAACCACTGTTAGTTTTAACTTCACAAAACCAACCTCTGATTGCGTTATATTCTGCACGCTTTACATCTCCAATGACAGGAGAATAAAGTGCAACTGGTTTTTGGTTTGTACCATAATCTTCTCCCCAATGCATAGTGTGAAGGTGTGTCACTGGATTAACCCTCATGGCATATTTTGATGTTAAGTAATATTTAGATGTTCTAAATACTCTATTCATAAATGTTGTTTTATTCATAATGTTTTGTGTCCTTTCATTACATTAATGTATATATTAATTTAAATTCCACCACTGTTATTTGGTTTATAATCCCAAGGTGGATATTCTGGATAAAATTTAATTGCGGTTATAGACATAGTACCTTCACACGATATGTCAAGTGAAATATTTTGTATTAACCACAATGTTGGTTTGCTTTCGTTTGGCAATGTAAAACTCATAATGTTGTTTACGTCTAACCAATATATCGGAACGCAATTCATAGTAATAGAATCGTTTAAGTTGTTTGATTTGTAAAGTTCATATAATGCTCTTTGGTATGCAAGTGCATCCGTATAAATAACATCATAGTCACCACCCACACAAATCTTATGTATAACTCCTATACCTTGATTACTTCCTTTATAAACGAACTTTTGTGTTGTAGCGTTATACACCACAATACAATCTCCCTTATATAATGCTGGACTATTATCGCTATTAACAAATGGTTTCGCATCTAATCCATCAATTTTTATTTTGGCATTTATAACTTTGTCTGGACTATCAAAATGTATTGTATCACTTTCTAAAGCATCGTTTAAGTTAAACGAATCAAAACTAGTTATTTGCCCATCTGCATTACTTATATTATATTGATTATAATGAGTATCGTCTATCTTTGCCTTTCCACATTCATAATATGCACCTGCATAAAATGGAGATTCTAAATTAGATGTAAATATAGTCGCTTGTGCTTGTTGATGCCCATAATATAAAAAATATGGGTTTGTGTATTTTATAACCAAATAACTACCTTGGGTGTCACTTGGAAATTCAGTTGACATATTATTTTCATTAACCATATAATTGTTACAAACAACAACACCATCTTTATTTTTAATTATAATCGTCGCCACGCTTCCGCTTGTATCTGGTAATACAAAACCAATAGTAGCGTTGTCTGGCAGTGTAGATTCTGTTAGTGTGGGCAAGGTAAGAGTATACTTATACCCTGAAGAATACACAACATCATCTGTATAATATTGTGGTTCATGAGATTTGCCATAAACTTCAATATAGTTTTTAACATTTTCAAAGTCAGTATTTACGCTATAGTCTAAGATTAACCCAGATAATAAATCATCTGTTACAAGTGTGGCATCGTTTAATCCAGTAGGGATTTGTTCAAATCTAAAAACCCCATCTACATCAAAATACATTTGCCAACTTGGGTTTATATCTCTTAATTGTGTAAGTATGTCATATACAGTACCTCCAGCATCTATAGAAATATCTGCTGGTGTTGTGTTATAATCTGGTTTACTAATACTATATTGTGTGAATGTTGTAAACTGAAGAATAATATCTCTCATTACATTACGAATGTTTGACCCAGATGGAATCACCGTAGATAAACCATCTATTTGTCCATTTCTCATACCCGTTAATTTTGACATTAAATCCACTGCTTCAAAAGATAATGTTTTATCCGTTGGCGAATATTGTATGCTCGGATTATTGGGCATAAAGATACCATGATTTGTCCATACTATACTACCATCATTAATATCTTTAATCCCAGTCCATATTTGTATATATTTATTTAACCATATTTTACTTTCAGATGACACCTTTAAAGTATCATCAATAGAAACAAGGGAGATACTTGCGGTTCTACGCATGTCGCTATTTGCGTCAATCGTAATACTACCAGAAAGTACCACCCCTTGAATTTCATTGATTGGAACATAGTTAAAGTTTAATACATTAATTTTAGCATACAGAGTGCGTTGTTGTTGTTTATGCACAGAATAGTCTTGATTTGTTAAAGTTGGCATATCACCACACTCCTTTCATTGCTTAGGTTAGTCCTTTATCTTGTATACTGAATGTTACTGAACCACTTGGTACATCTGGAACAACCGTAGATAAATATTCAATATAATCATCTATTGTTGCAAGTCCAGTCCAACCACCAGATACGATTAATGAATACGTTTCGGTTTGTGGACTTGGTTGAGTTGTTGGGAATTTATGAGAACGTGTATATGATGAACCAGTAATTACCAAATAACCATTTCCATACAGAATATCAATACTTGCGTGTGATAATCCTGCTCCAGATATTGGTTGTTTAATCCAATTGGACATATCAGGATAAGAAAGAGGGTCGCCATATCTATAGAATATACCAGCATCGGTAACATCTCCATCATTTTGATATGAAAGAATCCAATAACCATTGGCATATATCATATCAAAAAATACTACATATCCACCAAATAAATAATTATATCCTACCCACGTTGAACTTAAGTCACCATCCGTATAATATATACCATTGGAATTATCATCGAATATAACCCAATATCCATTACCATATGAAATACTTTTTGGTCTTGATGTCAATCCACCACTGATAACTACTTGTTTGTAAAGCCATGTGCCACTTGGAACACTTGGTACATACCAAAAACCACCATTTGTATGGCTTGAATCATATGCATCCATACAAATCCAATATCCGTTTACATATGATACGTTTCCTAATATTGTTGCAGAAGCAACAGCTAGACTTTTAAAAGTCCACGTTCCAGTTGGTGTTAAATCATTATACCAAATTCCCTTAGACCCAGAATATGTTGTATGTCCAGTGCTTGCAACCCAATACCCATTGCCATAAGATATATCCGTTAAAACTAATCCACTTTTCCACGAACTCAAATCTATGTGTGTCCATGTCGTGATTGGGTACTGCTTTTTGTACCAAAGACGATTCATTGTGTCTAAACCAACCCAATATCCGTTTCCATAAACAACTTTTTTCCAAATAACATCTGTATTAAGTGTTTGTGTAGTCCATACCATAGGTGGGTTGCCATTTGAATATTTCATACTACTCTTTGCTTTTGAATAACTTACCCAATATCCACCACCATAAACCAAACATTCATCTTTGTTTTTAGTAGTAGACTGCACCCACGAGCCGTTAGGTGTAGCAAATAATTTGGCTATTTTATTTCCATCTTTTCCTAAACCAAACGAAACCGACTCATCTAATCTTGCAGTAGCAGAAAAGGTGATTTGTGTATATGGTATAGTGTGAGATAAGGTATCTCCATAAATTATATCCGCAACAGTAATCTCTCGTGTTTGATTTCCACTCGCATATATCGTTCCGCTCCATACTCCACTCGTAAATAACTTAAATATTTTGTTGCCAATACCGTTTATTGTATTGACAAAACCACCATTGGCGTTAGAGAGCGAATAAGATACGTCGTTAGGACTTATGATATTTAATGTACACGCAGGATTTATAGAATATGTTTGTGCTAATTCCCCCATTGTGATATTAATAGGTTGTTTTTGATTAGTATATGCTAAAACATAACCAGTCCAAATACCAGTTTGTATTATTGGAATAACAAGATTTGGAGTTGGATTTCCAACAGTTGGTGTTGGCAGTAATGCATTTATTACACTATTACCGTTTGTTAAATGAACTAACGATTTAGCACTATAAACACCCGACTCACCATTAATTGTTAAATTATAATGAGGAACATTAATAACATTCAATACGCCACTTATAATATTAGCACTTATATTTGTCACTTGTGTTCCAAAACTATTAGTCAACGTTGCAGTACCAGTAAAGTTTCCCATAGTATATGTTGTTATGGTAATCTCGCCATCTGCGTCTATGGTTGCGGTTAAATTATCTCTGTTAGAATTATTTAAGTCAATAACAGTTCCTTCAAGTCCAGTAAATTTTATACTAACTGGAGATAGGTTTGAGAGCAATCCATTTTTTAATAAATCATCATATTTATTATATTTACCTTGTTCTACCCACTCAAAGCTGCAATCAATATAACCCATACCATAATTGTTATCATAAGCTATATTTGGTTCTCCAACAATAGAACATAACCAAATATTACCATTCCAGTCTTTTAATATTTTAGCTTGTTTATTTTTTAAGAATACGTCTAAAATACCCATTTGTTGAGTAATACTAAATCTGTTAATCTCACGAGTACTCTCATAGTCTTTATCTAATACACTTGCGGTCACACTACCCTTTTGGTAGTCTGTTATAGCATTAGATACTAAAATTGGATATTTACTACCAATAGGCTCATGAATTCCAACTTTTTGTACGCTAGTAGTTCCACCATATTGTGGTTTAGCATATATTTTATATGTAGTAAATAAATCTAATAAAAATATACCATCAAACTCACTTAGAACCTTTGTGGTTGTATAACTATATTCAACACCATTAAACAATGTTAATGCTAATGCATATTCATATGTAACGCCATGTCGATTATATTTATCATTATATACATATATACCAGTTGATAACATAGTTACATAATTTTCGATAAGCAATAACCAATCCTCGTTTGGATTGTTAGCATCCCTTCTATAAAGACGAACATATTGATATGTATTTAAGTTTGGAATTGTATGAATATCTAGTTGGATAATAATAGAACCCTCTTCGCATACATTAGTAGCAGAAATAACGACACCCTCTAAAGATGGTAAATCGTACTGTACTTGAAACTCATCTAATATAGTTGATATTTGTACAAAGCTATTGGCGTGCGTTGTGGCAACCGCTTGTATTTTATATAAACTATTACTTAATAAACCACTGAACGTATAACTTAAATCTGGTCGTGATTCATAAAACAACGTTTGGCTTGTTTGAGCTTGTGAGCCATCACTATTATATAATATAAATGCATATGTGGACAAGCCATCAATATCTTCTGTTGGATATTCTGGGTTAATATCGTATATTAAACTCCAAGTGTTTGTTGCATTATAAATTATGCTAGGTGTATCTATTGCAAATTGAAATGTAGGCGTTACAAAACAATAAAATTGCATACGATTGCTAGGTGCACTATAATGACCATCTCCATCTGTAGTTTCTATATATACATTGTAGTTACCACCAAATCCATCTGTCTTATTTGTTATTGTATATATATCCCAAGTTGCATCTTCTGGTAACGTAAAATCATGACTATCATGTGTTTGCTCGCCATAATATACTAATTCATCGGTTTCGTTATCGAAAATACTTAAGCGACAACCCGTTACTCTATCACCACCGACTACATTAAATGTAAATGTAAATCCTACATGTGCATCAAACGAACCTATATTTCCTAAAATTGGTTTTGTTAAAGCCATTTTGTTTCCTCCTTTCTTATGCAGTTATTAATTCTGCACTTACCATCTGAATTGTGTGTGCAGCTAATGAACCACCATTATAACTTACGCCAATTCCTAGATTAGCGGCTGTGGAATCAAATCCAGATGATACGACAGTCTTGGCTTTCGTAACATTAGTCAACCCAGTTGCAGCCAAGTTATTCGATAGCGTAGCAGTACCCACCAACACAGCTGAAGTTCCAGACCCCACTACTCTAAATTCAAGTTCAAGATAGAACATACCATTATCTACCACGCCAGTTGCAGTACCAAACGTGAATACTAGACGAGACGTATCTGCTATGCTACCCGCCGTTCCTGTCCTAACTGTGATAACTATAGCAGCCACCCCAGCACCCGTCTTCGTTACGTCAAAGCATAGTCTATATTTTGTCTTTACTGTCGGAGGATACGGGAATGCTATAAATGAGCCAGCAAGGTACGTGTCTGCCGCAAAGCCAGTTTGCGTTGCTACAGAACCATTTAGTACACGCCCATCAAGTTTCTTCTTATCTGCCGTTGCAAACAATCCAGCTACACTTTGTGTTGCGTTTCCGATGGACGTCTTCATGGCTATAACAGCGTTCGCCCATGTAATCTTTTTAATGGTTGTCTGCCCAACTACCGATACAGGTAGCATATCCGTATCCACCATAGTTGTCTGTGCCGAAGCTCCCTTTATTGCGGTGTCAATATTCGTTGCATCTGTAACGTCTGCCAGCGTCTCAATATTCATTAGCTTTGTAAACAAGGCACTAGGCATAAGTCCTACATTGAATCCATCAGCCACGTCAAGCGAGGACATGTTACCTAGCGGAACAAATGTACCGACCCAACTAGCATCAAAGAGCACTTTGAACGGGTCACACTTTATAGTTCCTTCTCCATATACATACGGGCCAAAAGAACTATTGGCATCACCAAGTACGAAGGCAGTGCCTTCAATGTGGCTTGCTCCAGAAACGCCAGCATTGGTAAAGCTAACTTTGCTGTTTCCATAACAATTGAAGTTCGTACCTACGGGGAACCCGTCTATTTGAACGCTTGAGTTTCTTACCCACAATACGGTCAATTCGGCATTCGAATAAACATCTTGGCAGTCCTTGATGTTCATATCAGAAATAGAACTACCACCATATCCACTTGCGAAATTCAAAGTACCACCATGATAACCCGTAACTACAAGGTTTCCGCAGTTGCCAATCATGGTAAGGTCAGCATTAAATCCATTCATGTTTTTTGGTATCAAGTCAATGGCAGCTTGTGCTGTCCTTTTAGGTGTGACTTGATATAACCCATCATTACTATCAAGACCCGTAGTGCCATTTACATAGTATGTGACATCAGACATTAACGTTGTGCCAACAACTATACCCCCAGCTACCCTTATTTCACCTTGATATATTGCCATAATTATTCCTCCTTTATGTTGCTATGAACATACCAGTAATATAGATGTTCATTCCACTTGTTGCTATTGCATTTTTCATTGTTATACGAACATCTCCACCTGTTGCAACATCAACCAATGTTGGTTCTACTATTCCAGACCAAGCATAAGACCTAGAACCGACTAACGATTGAGTTATAATATTATGTCCACTTGGATTAAGCAATGTGCCAATTGTTACAACTGTATTCTGTGCCCAATCTCCAGTTCCTACCTCCATAAATAATCTGATAAATCCTATACCTAAAGTTGGATACCAATATGCCACAGCGGTTTTAGTAGCTTGTGTAACAATCGCCCCGTCTGTAACATAATTAAATGTCAATGGCACTGGTAATAATCCATCAAATAATACTTTATCCCCACTAGTCATTAAACCATTTGTTAAATATGTTGCTATTGGTATTAGAGTATTTGGGTCATTTGGTTCATCGGTAGTTATATATGTGTTCCCCGCCTTTTGCCCAGCACTCAACGCATCATACTGGGCTTTTGTAAGGGCGATAATATTTGTAACCGTACCATCTACACTAGTTAATAAATTGCTATCTGCTACAGCTTTTGGAGTTACTACCTTTACGTTATTCGTTCCAGTATTAACCTCTGCACCTGTAGCAACAACGACAGAAGTACCACCTATCTTAATCTTTGTAGCGATATCTTCATCTGCTGCATATGCTCCAAGATATTTCATGATATTTCTCCTTATCCAATTATTGTAACTGTAAACTGACTTGCTGTAGGTGCTACTGCAAATTTAAAGGTAATTGTGTTTAAGTCTGTGAATTCCCAGTCACACATAACGCCAGCATATGGAGAAGCATTATCTCTAATAGAAACCACACATTCTTTAGTGTTTAAATTATGCACAACGGGTAGTGATGTTAATGTACCATTACCAATTGCAGAAGTTACTTTATTTGCAACTTGTGCGGTAACTAATGTATTAGCGACTGCACCAAAAATAGTTACCCATTTTTCAGCAGATACGTCATAGAATAATTCCGCATCTTTTCTAGTTACATTATCTACCATGAATCTCTTAACAGCAATACCACCATCATTATTACCTGCATTAGTTGTAATGTCAGAGTTAAGAACGATTTGGTTGTCTGCTAGATTAATGGTTTCCGAATTAACTGTAAATGTAGTTCCTTCAACAAAGAAGTTTCCACACCTTAAATCAGCATATCCAGTATCTCCATTATTTCTAATTTGGATTTCTCCAGAACTATTTTTAATTTTAGAACCGCCAGTACCAATCATAAATGTGGCACTAGATGTTCCTGTATCTGTATTTTGCGTATGTCTTTTTGATACTGCATCGTCAATATCTGCAACAACACTCGATGGTTTATTCGCAACATTAGCCCATGCTACTGCTGGAGTAGACCAAGTATATGTGCCTGCAACTCCACTTGCGGTTAAAACGTTTCCGCTATTACCAGTTCCATTTGCTGGAACATGTAAGTTACCATCTCCAGATGGGTGTACATAAGCGGTTGCAAAAGCACCAGAGGCAAGTGTACCACCAGTACCAATATTAAGTGTAGAAACATCATCGCTTGCAGACAGTGTTAACGATTTATTTACTGTCAATGTTTTAGATGTTGTACCACCCGCAATAGCAAAACCGATTGCATTTGATGTTTCTGTAAGTACCATACCAAGTACGGTTTTTACTTGAGCAACAGTAAGGTCTAATGCATTAGCAGTTCCACCAGTATTATTACCCTTAATAGTCAAAGTTGGCATTTGTGCTAACATTGAGTTAGTTACTTTATTAGCACCAATAGTAGTTGCACCATCAGCAACAGATGTTACGTCTCCGCTATGATTTGGATGTACATACGCAGTCGCATATGCACCAGAAGCAAGTCCTAACATTGTCTTAACTGTTGCTACAGATAAGATTTCTGGAACACCAGTTGCAAGGGTATTTCTACCAATAAACGAAGCGGTTGCCATGTCTGCCATTTTAGCAAGTGTAACTGCTTTTGCTGTAATAGTTTGTGCACCATCACCAACAGAAGTGACTTCACCACTATGGTTTGGATGCGTATAAATGGTATCTGGTGGAACTTGGAAACTACCATCTGCTCTTAAATATTTTGTTGTTCCACCACCACTTAGAGGTACTAAACCACTAGCAGTAGCAGTAAAAGCATCAATCATATCTGCTCCACCAGTTATATGACTTGCTTTATGTGCTTGGTCATGTGCTTTTGTTATTGCGGTGTTTGCAGCGACTGACAAGTTATTGTCGTCAATAAGTGATGCAGAACCATTAATTGCCGCAACAATATCAGCACCAGTCATGGTTGCGCCTACAGCATCATTGCCTACCCATGCAGTACCGTTCCAAGTGAATTTTCTATGTGTAGCGGTATTATAATACTCTTGTCCTTCAAAGGGTGTTGCAGGTGCTGTTCCTAATAGTTGTGACGAATAGTTTAACAATTGATTGCCAAACAAATCTATATTAGCATAAATTTTCATTTTATATTATTCCTCCTTATTATGTTAAATAAGCGTTACCAGAAAATGGGGCTGAAAAATAAATTTCAATCCTATTTGCGTTTATGTATACAACATCACCTTCCACAGTAGAACCACCTGTATCTACTATTGTGACTGCTGGATATCTATTTAATGTATGATTAATTATCCAATGTGCGGATGCTGACATTTGTTCATGTGTATAACTTGCACCAGAATCATCATCTGCACTTAGTGATTGAAGTTTTATATAATCATTATATGAAATTAAACCACCTTTGTCTATTGTCGCCAAATTATATGGTGGTAAAATATACATATTGGTCGGATTGTTGTCTGGATATACAACCTTTACAATATCGTTAGAAGTCATATCTGAATATCCATAACAAGGTACATTGTTATATACTTTTCCATCTACAACAACTCCAAACGTTCCATCACCATTTACGTTTTGTATCATTCCTGCTCTCGTTCTATCTCTGGCAACACCATCCAGTTTTTTATCAACCATGGTTTGCATAGCACCAGACATAACTTCAATAGCCTTAAGATTTTGATTTCCCATCGCATCATCTCCCTTTTTTATTATGTAATAGAGTGTGTGCGACGGACACACACTCTTTGTAAAGTTAAAAATTAATTTCTTTTCTTTTCGTTCTGTTGGACAATACGATTCATATTATTGATAATATCATTAGCTAATGTTTCTGCATTATCTCCCTCAACAACGATACTACCAGCACCAAAATTAAATTCAGTTATGTTAGTACCATCTGTTCTACTGATAGCACTTTTTGCACTAATTAATTCTTTAGCGTTAAATCTACCAATATCCATTAAGTTTTTGGTAATATTATTTGGCAGAATACCATCGCCTTGACGTAAAACTCTAAGTTCCGCACCTTGTTCACCAACTAAGGACAAACCACCTTGTGCGGATGAAGTACCACTCGCATGTTTGTTTGCCTTAATTAAGTTCGCAATGGTTGTGGCACTTTGAACCTTATTGGTGTCTTCAGTTTTGCTTAAAGCATCGGTAATGCCTTCTAAGTTTGCACCTGTAGTTGAATAAGCACTATCAAACTTAGATAAGCTACCATCAACTGATTTAGATATAGAGGCAAGCGTAACTCCAGCAGTTTGTTCAAGATTTTTAATGTCTTGTTCGTCTTGCCATTTACTTGTGGTATCTGACCACTTAGCTTTTTCTTCTTCTGCTTTAGCTATCTTATCATCAATTGCAGCAATTTTATCATCCATTGCATATTGTGCTTTTAACGCATCAACTTCTTTTTGTGCATCACTAACAGCAGATTCATCAGATTCATAACCGAAACCCTTACCCGCACGATAAACCTTTATTTTAGTATTTTTTGCTTCAGCTAACTTCATATTGGCTTCCATTAAAGCGTTTGCTTTTTCCGACTCATCGTTTTGTTTTGTGATTTCTTCTTTTTCTTTTTCGTATCCTTCAATCTTTTTATCAATTTTGGCAACTTGTTGTTCAGCATATTTATTTAAAAGTTCTTGTTGTGCGGTATATTTATCTTGTAATTTACCTAAACGTTTGACCTCTTTATCATATGCTTCTTCTTTGAGTTTTTCATTATAAGCATGAACGTCTTCATTAACTTGTCTGTAATCTGCAAGAGATATTTTTCCCGCTTTATAATAACTAGTTCGAAGTGCTGTAAGTTTTTCATAATATTTCTGCTCTGATATATATCCCATAGCAAGACTGTAGTCTAATGAATCTTTTTTAGAACCAAATGAACCAGATGTTTCTTTTGCAAAATGACCTCGTGATGGTGCTTTTGTACTTATAGCGTGTGTACCACTAGCATGACCTTGTACCTGTACATCGTCATCTCCAGAAATCATTTTTACAGATTCTTCATGAGTATATACTTTATCGCCTTTGTTTAGTTGCGTAGCACCGTTTTTACCATCATTGGCAATACGAACTTTGCCATCTTTAGATTGAATAAGTTCCCAACCTTTTTCGTTGATACCAGAAATACCATCATCGGCATTATCAGTACCTTTAGCATTAGTCTTACCACTTCCACCCAACCACTTAGGTATTGTAGGAAAACTACCTGTAGTTTTGATGTTAAATGTGCCTGTCTTTTTACCACCTGTACCAAAAAACGTACTCCAAGCACCAAACATATTAGACCACAAATTCGCAGTTTTATTTGTAGATGTATTATTTATCTTTGGTTCAACTGGTGTGTTGTTAACAAGTTTCATATGCTTTAAAATAGATTTAATTTGAGTATCGGTAAATCCAAGTTTTTGTAATAATAATGTAATATCGTCCTTAGTACCATCAAGTCTTACTTTACCAGTTTTTTTTAATGTAGTAAGAATATCTGCTATTTGCGGAGCAGTAGCACCAGCATCTTGCAACTTTTTAACAAACACATCCATATTTACAGATTCAAGTTTACCACTTTCGTCTACAACTACACCAAACTCTCTACCCATTGTTTCAAGTGAACGAGTAAAGTCTGTAGAACCTCCCTCTGCAAGTGTAAATGCCGCTGTCCAAGATTTTAATCTACGTTCATTAGATGCTTCATTAACATCTTTTGCACCTCCTTGGGCATCGTACATTTTTTTATAATCTTCTGTAAGAGAATTAATACTAACCTTATCAGCTTCTGTTTCTGCTTGTTTTTTTACGAGAGCAAGATTAGCGGCTTTTGCTTTTTTATCAAAATACTCTTTGTCTGCCGTAGAGGTCGCTTTGTCTGCATCATTTGCTGCTTTTCTTGCGTTAGCTTTAAGATTTTCAATAGCTAGTAAATCTGCTTTATATTTATTAATTCTTTTATCTGATTCATACGTTGTGGTCTGTTCGCCAGTAGTTTGATTTACGCTAACTTTTTTGTTGCTCGCACCAAATTGTATTAAGGCAGTTGCTTGAGTTGCTTTAAGTATATCTATCGCAAGGGCTTTTTCTTCTTTAAGCAAATTTCGTCTATCTTCTTCGGCTTGAGTTATTCTACCATTTTTCTTTAATTTGTCGTTTAATTTTGTTAGTTCATCGCTATAACCCTTAATTTTAGCTTTTGTATCATCAATAAGTTTAAGATTTTCTGCAAGATTATTTACATTTTTATATAAATAAATACCTACTCCAGCTATTACCGCTAATGCGGGGGCTAATAGAAGAATATTTTCAATTAACGCTTTTTGTGCTAAGGTATATATTACAGTTTTACCAGTAAGAAAATCAAAAACTAAAGCGAGTGCACTAAATACCTTGCTCATTCCAACAATACCACTAGTGCCAGCCATCCATTTAGCTTGTGCTGTTACAAAAGCAAACGCTTTACTTAAACCCCAAACTGCTACTGTTACTAAAACTACTTTAGGAGTTAGAGCGTCTGCGGCGGTCATAGTTTTTAAAAATCCAGTACCAAAAGATACGATATTTTTAATTAAATCTGTTTTAATTAATTGTTGTGAAAGATTTTGAAATTCTGTGTTAAATCCAGCGATTCTGCCTTCGATACCTTCCATGTAAATGGCGTTTTCTTTGGCAGCACTTCCTGCTGAATTAACAGCGGTTTCTGTTGCACCAACCGCATGGCTAAAGTTAGAAAGAACAGCCGAAACTACGTCGACTTGTTGTTTACCACCTATAAGTGCAGCATAATATTTCTTTTGGTCTGACGTAAGATTTGGAAATACCTTAGATAACTCACCCATAATTTGATATGTTGATTTTAATTGACCAGTGGTTTTATCCTTTAGTGTGATTCCAATTTTATTGAAATTCTTTTCCATCTTGGCGGTTAAATCTAATGATTTTACCCCCTTGTCCGTCATACCTTGTAAGTTTAATGTAATACTTCTTAAGCCTCTTGCTACTCTACTTGCTTGGTGAGGCATCATTTCTGTACCAGCAGTAAGCAATCCGATAGCCTCAGCAGATGTATTTCCAGCCAATGCCATAGTACTTGCTACTTTTGGTAGTGCAGTACCGATATCGGCAGAAGAAACGGCAAATGCGTTAGCAACTGCGTTGATTTCATCAACTGCATGAATTGCGGTTAGACTTTCCTTTTTAAAGGCTTTCGTCATAGCAATCATTACAGATGCGGAATCCGCAACACTGATTTCTTCATCGGAAATATTCTGATAAAGCAACGCTACTCTTCCCAGTTCGGTAATGTCTTTATCGGCATAACCAGCTCTTGAGAATTCGGTTGCAGCAACCACAACTTCAGTACCAGTTTTAGCAATAGTTTTACCTACTTTAAATGCTTCTGCTGTAAAATCTTTTAAACTCTGCGTACCTTCTCTAAAGTTACTTACCTTCTGTAATTCAACAGATGCTTTATTCAAGTCTACTACGTTTTTAACCATAGCTCCAACAACTTTAGTTGCACCACCTATAACAGCAGTTGCAGCACCAAAAGCTAAAACTTTCTTAGTGATATTTAACCACTGTCCAGCCATACCCTTTAGTCCAGTACCCATATTGTTAACGCTATGATTCATTTTAGTATTAGCGTTTGCAGTTGCTCCAGCAGTTGCAGTTACGGTTTTAGCCGTTTTTTGTGCGTTAGCTTGTGTAGCTGTAAATGATTTTTGTAAATTAGAATTAGAACTAATTAATTTATTCACTCCAGCTTTTAAATTTGTATCATTTAATACCGCTTCAAACAGTATTCGATAATTACTTACATTGCCCATATGTATATATTCCTCCTTTCGTTATAGATAAAAAAATAAGGGGATTTATAAATCCCCCTATTTTATCTTTTAAACTTTTCCAAATGTTTTTTTCTTTATGGGTGAAATATAACTTTGACAAAGTAATATCGCATCACTAATGTCGTCATCATTCTTTTTGCTTGAAGGTGATTTGTAACATAAATCTAAACCATAAGTTTTATTAACTAACTCAATAGATTTTTGCTTCATCGCATCTCGTTCCTTTCCCGCATTTGTTCCATCAAATAAACCGCATTGTGACCGCCATGTAGACACTGGAATGAATATTACTTCAGTATTAAAAGCACTTGCCATTCCTAGCAAAGCACCTTGTAATACTCCTAATATCAACAGCGTTTTTAATCCAACGCTTTTAAGCGGAACATCTTCTACTATTATAATATTAGGTTTCATTTCAGACACAATAGGGGATAAATGATTGACCATATAAATAATTCTTTCACGCCAATCTTTTTCTTTATCAAAACACACAATTTTATCATATCTAATTGGTGTTCCATTATCATAAATACACCACCCAGTTGATTGAGTTGATGCATCTATTCCCATACATATCATAATTTATCCTTTCATTCCGTTTATTATAAACCTTGTTTTGCTAACGCAGTTTTCCACCACATTGTCCAATTTGCATCAAACTCTGCTTTAAATGGTGTCCATGCATCTCTTGCTGGGATTTCGCCAAACAAACTTTTGTCTGCCGTAACACCTTTGAAAATAAAATCTGCTAAAAAATCTCTGGAATCTTCTCCCCCATCCCAAAATTTAGAACCATGTTGAAATGATATTGGGTTAGAATTCATTTTTTCTGGTATATAACCAAATTCCATAGTTACAGTTTTCATAGTAATTACACTTTTAATTTTACCCCAAGAATCTAAGAACTCCATGCTTCTGTCATATATATCGCTTTTAGGACTATATGAATAAACAATATCTTCAACATATTTTTTTAGTAATTCAAGTGCTTGGTCAACAACATCATCGACAGCATTAGCCATTAACATTGGAATTATAGCATTCCATTGTGCATTATTTGTTATCATCGGCATTAGTAAACACCTTCTCTAAATTCATTTGTGCAATATCTAATTTACCAACTACATCACCCAATGCTTTTGAAATACCTTTAACATCTAATTTCTTTGGCAATTTTTTATCAATATCTAAAATCAATGTATTCGCTGAATCAATAAGTTTGCCGAATCTCGCTTCTACACTTGTCAATTCTTTTTCAAACATTTCAATATCACCAACATTAATAACTTCGTTTTTAACAGTATCAATCAAACCACTATTGTATAAATCGCTATACATATAAGTGTCAAGATTTTCCATATCTGTACAAAATTTTAGAACATGACAATCTCTTGCCACTTTTTTATCCATTGGAGTATCGCATTCAAAAGCCACATATGTAGCAATTGTTTGACAATTCTCAATAGTGATATATGGTGTAATAGTAATACCATATTCTTCATTATATACCTTTTCTGGCATTTTTAATTCTTTCATAATATTTTCTCCTTTTACCTTTTATTCCTTATGTATTTTAGAGTTGTTACCAACCCTAAATAATATATGTTTTTAAAATATATCCAATCACCGAACCAACAAAAAATATTTTAAACCAATTAGATTTAATCCATAACATAATATCAATTTTAGATTTTTCATCAACCTCGGATAACTTTTCGTCTATTTCGCATACATTAGCTTTAAACAAATTAAATTGTGTAGCAACCTCTGACTTATACGATTGGAGGTCTTTTCCTATCATTTCCGTATTTTGTTGCGTATGTTGCAACTGGTATGACATATCTTTCATTGTCAATTGTATTTCATGTAAAGTGTTACATAGAGTTTCATTAATTGTCGCTAATTTTTCAGATAGTTCATCACTGTGAATACCTTTAACCTCAAGAGCGGTGATTCTGTTCTCTACCTTACCAACTCTTGTATCTAAACCGTTCTGTTCCATTCATTTGTAGTTCCTTTCTTAATCTTTGCCGACTTGAATATTTAGACATTCAATTATTTTATTTAAGTCCTTTTCTGTTAAACTGCCTATAAACTGTCTAATCTGCCCTTTGTCAACTGTGGTTATTTGTTCTATGATAGCCACGCTATCTTGATTTAAAAAAGGATATTGTGCTTTGTTTAAATTTATATGTACTGGTAATGCTTGTTTGTCGCTCGTTGTAAAAGGGATAATTTGAGTTGTACTTGAATGAATATTATTCATATTATTCCCAATAACAACACAAGGTCGCACGCCACTTTGTACGCTACCTTTATTATCCCCTAAATCAACTATATATACATTACCCCTAAAAACAAGCCTTATATCGTTCATAGTGGCGTTCCTTTCATTACATTATTATATTATGCTTTTGAAACAACCGCATGTTTGCCTGTGGCTCTACATAAAGCTCCAAACACTTCTGCAATAGCAATTTCATTACCAGTTGTTGCTGTAATATCTGCCGTACCATTCCATGCTGTCCATGTTGATAAATTAGCACCATACACAGGCAACGTAACTGTAGTATTAGTCTTATATACATATGTTCTGCCAGCGGTTAATACTGGACTGACTGAAATTTTAGTATCACCACTAGCTGTACCAGCAATAGATGTTACTGTCAATACTTTAGCCGTATCTTCTGAAATAACTGTAGTATAACCAAATCCACGACAGTCTTTTGAAGCAGTGACTTCAGCAATAACAATTTTATTATCAACTGGTGCAGTGATATCAGAAATACCATCCCATGTAGTCCACGTTGATAAAGATTGGTCATATGTTGGGTTAGTAACGGTCAAACCATATTTATACACATATGTGTTGCCAGCAGTAATAGGTTCTGTAACTGTAATCTTAGTATCTCCAGATTTTGCACCTAATGCAGAAGCAACGGTTAAAGTTTTAAGTACAGGAGTAGCATTAAAAGCCATAACTCCATTTGAAATAGAAAAATAATCTCCGTCTACAGCAATACCACCACATGAACCGATAAGAATATCGTCAATAGTTGTTTCGGCACTGCCCGCAACGGTAAGAACATTTTTAACATTTTTAAAATATACTGAATCAAATTTAATTCCACCACAAACAATTACTGTGGTAAAAGTAGTTGCAACACTTGCAATACTAGTAATAACATCTCCAACAATTTTAAATTTTGTACCATCTAGTTGAATTCCACCACATGGTGCTTTGATTGTCGCCATTATAATTCCTCCTTATTTTATATCTTTCTTTTTTATGCAATTAATAGACTTATCTGAACTAACGAGTGCCCTTTTTTCACCACATATTCTTACAAAATAACATGTGTCTTTATCTACGCCACATTCAGCAGTTTGTGTAAATCCATTTTTGATTACTATTAAATATGGACAATTTTTCATATTATCCACTCCTTTATATATTATTTTTATGTAAAGTGATAGGGGGCTAAACACCCCCTATTAACTAATTTTATTAAGTTGTAAACGTTACATGTCCAAATGCTTTCATCCCTGTAAGTTGTGCAGGAGGTGTAGCAATGGCGATAGTAATATTATCCTCTGCTCCGTTGCTAGCAGTTCCCTTACTTACTGTATTACCAGAAAGTGTGAACGCTGTTCCATCAAGTGTATAAGTCAATTTAGCTGGGTCGATAACCCTATTGCTTGCATTGCTATATACGCCAATGACAACGATATCTTCACTAGCATGTGCGGTTGTCAAATCAATCTCTGCATTTTGAACTGCAAGACCAATCAAACCATCATACCAATGTGCGTTTAGATTAACTTCTTTAATTTTTGCGTAATATCCTTGATTAGAACATCCAGCAGAACCATCGGTTGAAGCAAGAGCAACACCACTAAACGGTGTGTTTGCAGCACCAGTCATACTCATTGTAATATCAAAAGCACCATTAGGTTGGAATCTAGGAACTAAAGTTTCTACATAACCAACTTTAGAAGCCCCTTCGTCTACCTGTTCTCCAGCAAATAAATCGCCCTTAAGAACAACAACGACTTCTGCGGGCAGAATATTAGCGTTGATAACAACTTCTTTTGCGGCATCATCAAAGATATTGTATTTAACACAATAAGTCTGACCAGCAACAACTCCAACTGCGGGAGCAACGGAAGTATCACCAGTAAATGTTACTTTTGTGAATTCGTTAGTTCCAGCAAGTGCATACCAACCAATTTTGCCTTGTCCAAGAAAATCGACTGGGATTAAATCAACTGTCAAAGAATCGTTAGCACTCGCAACAACTTCCTCGTCATGTAGAGTATCAGCCCCAATACTTTTGATAGCACCAACGTTCCCAGCAATAAAGTCCATATTGAACATTGTATCTGTTAGTGTTAAAGCCAAACCACTAGTATGGAAATATCTGCCATAAAGTTTTGCACCTTTACCAGCCCTAATTTCTTCTGCTGTTGCGGTTACGGACATAGTTGATTCCATCAGTGTTTTTCCAGATGCAATTAATTGGTCGCCTTTAAAAACATCTACATCGGCAACGCCAGCCATAAATACATACATATTTCATCTCTCCTTTTTATATTTTTTTTTGTTTATGTTACGCTTTTCATTGTTTCCTTATATGAATTAACATCTTGGAACGCATCAGCGTACATAGATTTATTAGTCTTATATACCCAATGCTCAACAGATTTCTTAAACTCTACTTGACCACTCATTTCTGCCGACTTATTGATTTTATAATCAATTTGTTCAACACAAGTATCAAATAGGATTTTAAAACATCTGTATGTCATACATAGTATTTCTGTTTTATTCATTCCAGTTACACTTTGAATAATTGCTATTTGTTTTTCAAGCGTAGGTACACTTATATTTTTATTCTTAAAAGACCAGTAATCGTTGAACGCCTTTTTTAAATCTGGGTCAATATACTTATCTGAAAAGTTTAAAATATTTTGGTACATAATAATTCGCCTTAATTCATCAAATTCTCTTGAATTTAATTTTATATCTTCTGGACTTGGTTTATCTAGGTCGTTATTACTAAAAATAATAAAGCATTTTCCATCTTCATTAATTTCAGATTTAATAAACACCCTTTCAAACTCGTGCCCTACAATCTGTATAGATAAAGTAAGGATAGCATTTAGCTTTAAACCAATACTATATTCGTCACTCTCTCCAATAAGATTGTATAGATATGATAAATAAGGCATTTGTATAATCTCAATTGTTCCATGCGTATCTTTATCAATATCTAAAACATCTATAGATTGTAAAAATTCAAAACTTTCTTCAATCAATACTGGTAGAATAAGCAAACGGTTTTCTTTAAAAGGTATAGGTTTATCTAATTCAATATATTTTTGCATTAAAAATTGGATATCGAGATTATCACTCATTTTTTACATCCCCAATTTGAGTAGTCATAATAAAACTAATTCCATCAAATGATTTTGAATCACCTAAGTTATAACTAGACATATCGTAACTGCTTTTCTTTTTATTGAATTGTAACATACCTATTCCACCGACATAACACCCATTGATAGTTTTTAACATTTCTGTTTCAAACACATCTCCACGATTACATAAAACACCGTTATATCGCACGACAGCAAGTTTACTACCGTACATAATATCAAACTCATAACTTACATTTGCTCTAATATGGTCAACTGGTACACTAAAAACTTTATAAATTTTTAAAATAGTTTTTGCATCAAGTATTGCGTTTTCAATTAAACGTTGAAAAAATACACTATAATCTTCTTGATTACTATCTCCGTTCCAGATTAACGCCATCTTTTCAGATAATGTTAAATTTGGGTTGCTTAAAGCATCCACAGTTTGATATTTTAATAATTTCCAAATCACTTCATTGTTTTCTGCAAGATATTCTAAAATACGATATGGAATATAAGGCATGTTTGAAAACTGATTGTATAAAGCCATGTTATATTCCTCCTTTATAATAATGCAAATAAAGCAATGGTTAATTCGGTTGCCAATGTGCCATTAGAAAATTCAAGCACCAAAGGCGTATTATCTCTATGAACATTGGTTAATTTATATTGATTAGAGCCTAAAGATTCTAATATATAATTTTGTAGGTTAGCACCACTTGGATTACATGTAACCGCATCTGACAACACTACTGTTGCCGTTTGATATACATGTGCACTAAATGTAACACTTTCCCCCTGTAATAATTTATGAGTTATAGGAATAACTTTTATTGCAGGATATGTTATGACTGGTGGAGTTGATATAATAATATCGCTCGGCTCAACTTCATTAGCTATGCCAGTCGTTAAATTATCATATGGCGATACTTCATCTACATACATATCAAAATATAGTAATGTAGTGTATGAATCATCAATATCGTTTTGCAAATAATTATTGTAACCGCCAATTTTATATGGTCGATTGTTAAATATAAATCTTTGATTGACTTCTATTGATTTTGTATCTATGTTGCTTTGAACTATGACTGTAATCTCATTTGTTGGAGTTACAATATCTGTTGTATTTCTTGGTTTACCACCAGATAATTCATAATCAATAACACATGGATATTCATGTTGTATACCAATTTTATCTCTCCATTTTAATTTATTATTACACCTACGAACAATAACATCTTTAGTAACTCTTTTAGCTTCATCTGTAAAAGTAGTTATCCAATAGTTATCCGAAAACTTATAATAAAGTCCACGCATAACCGAATGGTCTAAACTTTTAAAAATTAACTCTCTAAAGTCGTCACCATTTTTTAAACTCGTACTACCTTCTTCAATTACATGATTTAAGCGTACTTCTAAATCTGAAAATTCCCAAGTGTTAATATCCACTTGTTCCTGTACGGTAGTTAGTGTCGTAGTGTTATCCCAGTATGCGTTTATTAACGCCTGTTGTTGAGATTTGTAATAGTCGTATGGGGTATGCACTGCGACTTTTCGCATTTGATTATAGAATGTTAATTCCATATATTACTCCCCCTTTTGACTTTCCTTTTCTCGTTCCAACCTACCACAAATACCAAAAATCAAACTTTTAATCACATCATGATTACTTTGACTTTTGTCTTGTAGGTCGTCTTGTTTATTAAGTCCTTTTAATTTTGTTATAGTTTGTTGCAATTCTGGACTTGGATTAGATTGTCCATCTAACTCTGTGATAAGTTTAAATAAATATGATTTAAAATCTTTCCAAGATGATTCTTCGTATATTTTAAGAATTTTATAACATTGCCCGATATATACTTTATTCATATCATACCCCCAAATCTTTAAAAAATGGGAGTTGAGTAGTATCTACCAATTGATAATCAATTATATGTTGGTTATAGTTTTCTTTCATCATCTCTAAATAATCTTGTCTTGTTTTTAAATTCTGTCCAGTAGAATATCTGTTATAATCTGAATCTCTCAAGGTTTCCTTAAATTCAAGTACGTCTTGGACTTCAGCAGTATACCATGTCATACCAACTAAATCAGCCAATATATCTATTTCTATAATATCAAGAGTAGAGTTAAATGTACTGTGTGTTAAATCATAAGCCAGCGATTGTTTGCATCCAGTGAATTTTGGTACGCTTTTAAGCAAGAATCCAATCATTATACTTTCGAATACGGTTGGGTCATCTTCATAAATAGTGTCCAGTTTATAATCACGAATACCAATCATTGCCATATCTATAATCTCACTAAAGGGTGTGCCCATAACTAGTTCCCCCTTTTTATAAAATTATTCTGTTCTTTGGTAAGATTTAATATCTGATACCATTTTCTCAAAATCAATATCGGCTTCCTGTTCAATTCTATGTGTTAAGTTCAAATCATATTTTTCACCACTTACCATACGGTCTGCAATTGCCCTTGCGGTACTATCTCGCAAATCTGTTGACATATTTAAAAACATATCAACTTCTAGTTCAGTTTTTAACAATATAATTTTATCAACGGTTTTCTTATCATAAATTTTTTGATAATCTTCCGTTAAACCCAATTCTTCAACTGCATCAGCATCAGCAATATATAATGAACCATCTTCAAAGGTTTTACGATATGAAGCATAGCAATCCTCTAAATCATCAAACTTAATTTTAATTGTACTACCATAATCTTCGAATACGAAAATTTTGCCTTGACCCATTGGGTCTGTACTTAAATTAACTAGATAATGCATCAAACTAACTACCTTAATCTTTTTCCCTTTTAATACAGGTTCTACTGTTGATGTGGGTTGAACTGAATTTGACTGATTCTGTTGGAGTTGGTTAATCGCATCTAAAGCCTTTGCTAATTGTGCGGTTACATCACTCAATTTTTGTTCCACAGTTACAACGTCTGCTGTAACCTTTTCTTTTTTTTCATCAACTTTTACAGTTGTTGTTTCTTTTTTAGCATAATTTGCCATTTCTAAAATCTCCTTTTATTCCTTTAATATTGTGTGGGGATATTTCTACCCCCACTACAAATTACCATTTTTATTTTTTTTATACTAGAGTTTAATTACGCCAGCAACAGAGTTGGTAATAACACCAACAGCCCATGCTTTGTTAATTGTTCCAGCCTGTGTTCTATTTGCCATTTCAAAAACGCCATCTGTGTAAGACAGAGTTTCGCCAACAGCAACTTTTACAACCTTATCGCTTGCTGGTGAAATAACATAGATTCTATCATTTCTCAACTTCAATGCATAAGTAGACGATGTGTAGTCTGCGACCTGTGTCATAGGCAGAACATCATATCCGTTAAAAGTATTCAAGTGACCCATTGTTACATATTCGCTGTCAAGCAAAATACGAGTATTCAAACTTGCGGGCAATACGGATTTCAATGCAGTAGGCGTACCAAAGATAACAGCTTTTCTACCTTGGTTGAAAGCAGTAACCTTTTCGCAAAGTGCAATCAAAGTATTTTCCGTATAATTTGCAGCTACAAATGCAGCAGGAGTGTTTGCACTCTCCATACCAGTTGTGAACGCATCATATGTTTCATAAAGCATCTGTGATTCAATACTTCTAACAGCCTTCATTAAGAAAGCAGCCAACGATTTTCTTCCAGCAAATACTTCTGGCAAATTAACAATTACAGTCACTTGGTGATTGTAAGGTGCTAATGTTGCGGTTGTCTTTTCCAAAACCTGTGCTGGGGCGGTCTTAACTCTCCAACCAGCAGCAGATACCGTAAACAACGCATTGTTTTCAATATCAAATTTAAACGAATCTCCGTAACCACCAAATTTAATATCAGCGATAATACCAATAGACCCAATTAGGGTTTCTGGCAAAATCATATCAATCAAGAAATTGATGATGCTATCCGCAAATGTTCTAACCTGTGATGCCTGTGCATATTCTACTACACTGTTCATAGCAGACATAGAGATACCACTTCTTCGTTCAACTTCTTCGCAGAACAATCTGTTAATAGCTTCTTCTTTTTCGTCTTTTGTATATTCCTTAGAAAAAGTTTTACCAACTACTCCTCTTTCAGACTGACACTGATTAAAATAGTCACCAAAGGCTACCTTAAGTTCGTCAGTCTTTGTGCCAGCGTTGGCTTCGCTGAATCTTTTTACACTGTTAAGTTCTTTCATTATATTCTTCACTCCTTTTAGTTTATTTCATGTGTGATACAGTTAATTATACTGCTACACATTCGCCAAGTATCATCTTCTGTGTAGCAAAGCCAATTTCGCCAGCCTGTGGCATTGGCAAACTATATACTCTGATAATTTTAAATGCTGTGTGTCCTGTAGTTGGTGTCGAAACAACCGCCCATGTGTTCTGTGCATCTTTTGTTTCAAAATATTGTCCAACAACTGTTCCATCAACAAGAGAACTATCAAAGCACTCCTTTGAAAAAGCAGCAACATCGCCCAACTGTGGTTTGAATACAGTGAAAGGTCTTTTAGCTGTGTTTGTAAAATTTCTCAAATCAGCAGAAAGTCCAGCGAAAATTTGTCCATTAATTGAGGAAAACCATTCTGAAGCGTTATATGCAATATAGCACCCAGTCAAGTTTCCAGTAGTAGGTGTAGCAGCAGTCCAACAATCGTTAGAGCTAGGTGTAAGTGCTACAGCAGCACCACCATCAAAATCTACGGAAGCACTGATTGCACTTCTGTTTAGAGCTTCTACATTTTTTGCAGCGATTTGGGTTTCAATCAAATATCCTTTAAAAGCCATTTTTCATCTCTCCTTTTTTATTTTAAATTTTTTTCGTAAATTGAATTCACATTAATTTTGGTACTACCATTGCCAAAAATATTTTCGACAGCAGAGTAGTTAGGCATCATAATGTGTTTACTAACTTCTTTTGTTTTGGTTTCACCTTTATCAAATGCAAGTGCTTTAATTTTATTTTCAAATGCACTCAACGTTTCAATGGTATAACCCATTCCCTCTGTTCGCAATTCTTGATATTCTTCATCTGTTATTTTACTTTTAACAATTGATAATACTTTTGCAACATCGGTAGTTAACTCTTTTGCAAGAGTTGTACTTTTAAATTCTTGCAATTCAGCAAGTTCTTTTTTAGCAGATACATACTTTTCCATAATAATGTTCATATCGGCATCATCCCACAGTTTTTGTACTTCCATGGTTAGGGCTTCATAATCTGCGGTTTCTTTTTCAAGCATCGCATTAAAAGCACCTAGGTCGGCATTAACATCATAAGAAAATTCTGCTTTCTTATCTTCTTCGTCTACTACTTCTTTAGCCATTTCTTCTTCTGTTTCTTCTTTTTTTTCTTCCTCTGCCGATTCGCCCTTTTCTTCTTCTGGGTTTTCTTTCTTTTCTTCAGCATCGGCTTCTGGCTTGGTTGCCAAATCCATATCCTCACAACCAAGTTCTAAAGCGGTTTCATTCGCTTCAACAACAGTTTCATCAACAACTTCAGATAATTCAACTTCAGATTCAAATTCTTTCTTTTCTTCTTCCATCTTTTTCTCCTCTGTTTCCAGTCCTAATTTCTTTTTAACTAAATCTTGATTCAGATTTTTTCTTTCTTCAGAAAACTTCTGTAAAACAGATTTGTTATTTTTATTATAGAAATTTTCGGCTTCTAATTCCGAAAACTTTACTATACTCATTTCAGCCCCGCTTACGCTAGGCTTGTAGTTTTTACCCAATGCAGTAATTGCATGAATTTTAAAACTATCCATAATTGTACCAGAGCCACTTTCGTTATCATGTTCTTTACAAGTTAACTCAACACTTACAGCACGTTTATTATCTGATTGGAAAATCTGATAAAATTTAGTTGCATAAAGTTTAGAAATCACTGCATCAATAATAGCAAAAATTTTACCATCTTTTTCTTTAAATTCTACTTGTGCATGAGGTGGGCAATACCCTACCATTTCCATTTTATCGCCTTCGTGTGTTGTAATATCAGTAGCATATTGTTTAGAAGGAGAATTGTATGCAGCAACTACTGGTTTTCCCAACGCACTGCCCGCATCTCTTTTTAAAACATCTTCTGGAATATATGCGTGATGACTATTATCGCCAGCAGCTAAAAACCAAAGTTTGGCAAGTGCGAAATCGGTATCAGTATCTTCGTCAGATAAAAATTGAACGTCATCAATAGAAAATACTCTTTCAATTGTTTTATTCATCTTCAGATACCTCCTTTTCAATTACCATTTTTTTTGTTTTATACTCTTTTTTTTCTGGCTGTAAATTTATAACCATAGGTTCTGATTCTGGGTCTACGTTTGTAGTAGTTACCCAATCATCTTGGTTATATGCTTCATCTGATTCTACCTGTAAATATCCAGATGTAAATTCTGGCTCTTTAACTTCATTATTTAAAAACGAAGTTAGTTCAGCACTTTTTCTAAAATATACATATAGACCATATAAATATTCTGGAATAAAACCAGCCAAATGCAATTCGTTAATACGAGAAGCATCTAATTTTTCATACATATCTAATCTACTAGGTTTTTGTAATTTTAACAATATTACTCACCTCCTAACAGATTAAAATTTTCTTTAATATGTGCATCAAAATTTGGGTCAGAACCATATAACTCAATTTTATCAACAAGTAAAATAGTTGCTCTAACAATTTGATTATGCAAAGATATAATATCCATTAAATCCGCAAATACATGCAAATCCATATTATCAAACGCAATCTTTGCACACATATTAAGTTTGTTTTGATAATCAATAGTCATATCACGCAATTCATAAAGAATTTCCGCTGGGGTGTTATAATCTTTTGCTTCCTCTGGTATATTACCATATACAACATCTACATTATATCCTTCTAGTGTTTTATCACCAATTAAATCTCCGTAGATTCCAGAATATGCATGAGCAATCTGTAAATGAATTACATCTGAAGTATTGTTATAGGCTAGTTTTGTACCCATTACAGACTTCATTCTATCTACTCTAGTATTGGCAAGAAAACTCTCTCTTATCATTTCTTGACATGCATTAATAGTATTTTGGCTTACATTCATTTAGATTCCTCCTTCCCTTTTTTGATTTTAGGTATTTCAGTCGATGGGGGCTTTACTTCTGATATATCACCAGAAGGATTATATCCCATATCTGAAAGTCTTTTTAATATTGTTGAAAGTTTGTCTGCGATTTCTAATCCTCTATCGTAATTTTTTTCATCTTGTAAAGAATCTGTTACGTTTTCAAATTCAACCAATAAGTTGTGTAATGAGTTTTTCATCATCATATCATTATTGTTATCCATTTATTTACCCCCAGAATATTCTCTTGAGGTTGCACCAGAATCAGTTACCTTAGAAGATTTTGGTCTACCTATATCTTTTTCTTCTTCACCACCACTAGCAGTGTGTATAGATTGCATAGTTGTAAACAAATCTGTAAAATTACTAAAATGTGCTTCCTCTATACTTCTTTCAAAGTCCACAGGTCGCACGCCAACCGCACTTGCCCAATATGATATATTTGAAACAAGCCCTCTGTCAGCCATGTCCATTAAATCTTTCTTTCTGGCATCTCTCTCAAATGGATAACTGCATCCATTCATCTCAAATCTAAATTTGAATTTTCTGGTTTTATTATTGATATACATATTAAGAAAATTACTAAATTGTGCATATAAGTGTTTTATAGCATTAAAATCTGTTATTAAAGCGTTTTGCACTTCTTCTTGCGACATTTTATCCGCACTAAACAAAACACGACTTGCACTAACGCCAATTCCAGCGGTAACAGCGGTTTGTTGTTCATACATATCTTTATTATAATCTTGATACTGTCTATATTCAACTTCTGTTAATGGAACTGCAATAGGTTTAATATTATTGTTATTTAGTCCAGCTTTAACGAGTGATAAAAATTGTCCAAGAACTTGTGGGCTAAAAGACGTTGCATCTTTAACTGACCCAGTCTTTTGTTTATCAATCATTTCGATTTCACCAACCAATAAAGATACTGCCCCTAAAAAGTTTTTATCTCTTTGTAATTTTTCCATATCAGAATGACTTAATATATCTTTAAGTAAAGCAGAAAGGAAAGGCACATTTTTAAAATTACTTGTATCAAATTTAAAACACCAAGCTCCATCGTCTGGACTTGTTTGTACATAAGTAGCAAAACTACCATTTCTGTGATTTAATGGATTAGTTGGTTTATAATTTTCTAAATCATCGACCTCAAATAACTCGTTATAATATTTTTTAAATATAGGGTCAAACGCATTAATATCAACTGCGGGCTGAAAGAAGTACTGCATATCAAAATCATACAATAATCCAGTTTCAAAATATCCAGTTAATTTACATTTATCTTGTGGCATAATTTGTAAGCAATATCTTGGAGTGTTACTAGTAGTCATTTGAGTTCTAAACCATGTAAAAACAGTTTCGTGCCTTAACATTTCTAAAGTCATCTTTCTAAATTCTTCTTTATAATCGAAATTATCTAAAAATTTAGCAACAATATCTTTGTCTTTTTTATATGCTTCACTTTTATAATCTGCACCACTTGCATTTGTGCATACAAATCTTAAATCAAACGATAATAATCCTTCATAATATTTTATAATACGCTTAAATAACATACTAACATCTTCCATATAAGCGTTATATCCACATAGGATATCTCCGTTTTCTCTGGCGTGTTGTAATGCGTTTACGACTTTATCATAATTAGTAGATATCTGTTGGTTATTTAAATTGATAAGTAAATTTTTTAAAGTGTCTGGAGTATATATATTTTCCCAACCACTTGCATTATAAAAACTTTGTGCAAATTCTAAAGCACTATATACTTGTGATTCTGAAAGTTGTTCTATACTATCAGTTTTAGTTTCTGATTTCTTTGCCATTTAAACCCTCCTTTCTTTTTTTTAAATTGGTGTTATACCTAGGGCATCTGCCCATTCGTTAATGTCAAATTCTGTACTACTCATATTTTTTGCATACTTGTTTTCTAGTAATGTACCAATGTAATTACCATAAGCTAAAGCGACAATACTATCTTTTGTACCAGAACGTGGTTCAATTAATTTAAGTAAACCATTATTCCACACATGAGATAGATTAATTGCTTCAAATATAAGTGATGCTGTTTCAATATACGGTAGTTTATGCAACATTCTTTCTGTACTAGTTAATTGCATCCACCATTTTGCACTGCTACCATCGGTTACAATTTGTTCAAGTTCTATTTCATCTATTAAGAATCTAATTTCATTATTTCTTAATCGTCTTTGTAGTTCTTGCCAAATATTACTGTTTTGCTCTGCTGTTGCTGTAATAGGTATGATACATGGTATCGCATTTGGGTCAACTGTTCGTTGAACTAAATCATCTATTTTATTAGATGCTACAATATTAAGTTCCATATCTTTTACAACTGTAAACCCACGCTTGTTCCAATATCTTCCGCTACGAACTGGATGAATATATTCTTTGGTGATATCATTATACATAACTTCTCCACCATTACGCAAGTCCATAACAATGTAATCGGCTTGATAATCTTGAAATAATTCTCTTATTCGTAATTGTGCCCTATCGGTTTCAGAGCCAGCGTGCTTCTCTGTATAATCTACGTTCCTCATAAATATATCATCGTGAGGATGAAATGATAAACAATGAATAACGGTATTATCGTTTGCCGTTCCACCAGTTTGTGTGGCGAAAGCAAAGTCTATTGCTAACATGCGTATTTCGTGTTCTTTCTTTTTAACATTTTTTAAATCTATTTGACCCATAAATTCATCTTCTGTAGGTGGTCTAAAGGCGTGACGTAAAATTTGATTACGCTTAAATTGCTCAAGAGTATAATAAGCATCTTCAGATTCTCCGATGACTTCATTTAAATATTCAATCTTAAAGTTTGTTTCGGACATATTTCCACGTTGTTTAAAATATTCTGCTTTTGATTTTAGATTATGTAACATAGCGAGATATATATCTCCAGCAAAAAAGTTATGTTTAACATTTTTATTATTAAATGTTTCTGTAACCGTTTGTTTAAGCAAAGTCCATAGCCAATCCGTTTTATATCCACTACTAGATATGTAACACGACATAGCTTCTTCTACATACATGGGATTATCTCTATATTCTGGTTTAGTTGTAAACAAACTTCTTCTTGTTTCAAGCATACCCTCAAATATAGATTCGAGAGCACCTCTTTTTAACAATCTAAATTCATCATAAATAATAAGCGAAGCCCTGTGCCCTCTTGAAGAATCGATTGGTGGTAAAACTAATATTTCACTATCATTGAATAAAAATTTAACAGAAATTTGTTCTGAATCGTATTTAAATTTTATTTGACCATGGTCATATAAATAACCAAGTATAGGAGATAAACCTTTGCAGAGTTCTTTTTCTATTTTTTCTACAATGATTTTACCTTGACTTATTGTTGTACTTACTATTACCACTTTATATCTTGGATATATCATACATCTTGCGGTTGCAAAGACGGCAAGTAGAAAGCTCTTAGATATTCCCCTACTTGCAATACAAACAAACACCATAGATAAATTCATTAAATATAACATAATATGTTGAAATGGATATAAATTTATTTTTAATCCTTCAGAACAATATAAATTTATGTTTCTACGATAAAAAGTAGTCCATTTTTTTATTTGTTCTTTTTCTTTTTCTTCCGAAATACGTTTAGGTCTATTAGATTCTTTTTTCTTCCTACGAGATATTAATGTATTTAATTCCATATTGTTACCTATTCATTTCTCGTAATTTTAGGATAATCTTTTGTGCCAGCAATTAAATTTTTTAGTGCTCGTAAAATATTTTTATCCCAATAATCGCCAATACCACAATAATCTTCATATAACTGTTTTTGGTCATATAATTCTGCGGGTTCTGTTTCTTCAATTTGTGCTATACGAGTTTCCATCATTCTTTCAACTAGAGATTTATCACTATTTGAAAATTGGTCTATTTTAAGTTTTGACATTAAAGCCAAAATCATTGTTTGTTCTTCTTTTGTACTTTCATTGTTTTTTTCTTTTTCTCTTTTGGTTAACTCAACTAAACATAATTGTCTATATAATGTTTCTTGTGCTGGCGAAAGAGCAATATTTTCTGTATAAATATCATATTTATATTCTAAAAATTCGTATTCGTCTTGTTCGTGTTTGCCCCAATCTAATTCAAATCGCTCTGAATCCATTTTTAAAACACTTTCATCTTTTTTCAAACCCTTAACTTCACTAAAATCTTTATCTGTATCAGCAAAAGTTTTCCATCTGATTTTCTGTGCTCTTTTAAGTGAAAGACATGTAACATAACTTCCAAGATAATTAAATCCTGACGATGGAGGAGTTTTTAAATTTTGTATTTTAGTGTAAAACATATCATATGCATCTTTAATGAACGGAATACCAATTTCAGCACATGAAGCCCAAAGAGCCGATTCCATACAACCAGTTTGTTTTAAATATGCTTGCGATATTTCTTTACTACATTCTTTACAATATGGCACAACTTCAGTAGCGTGCCAAGGATTAATAGATTTGTAAAAATTATCTATCTCATATGTTCTACCACAACCGATACAATATGATTCGGTTGGCTTTTTAATTTTATCAATACGAGCCATATTATTTTCCTTTCTTTCCTTACCGTTAGGTAAATTTTGGATAACTAAAAAAGCAATCTGTTTAGATTGCTTTTAATATGTGCAACTGTTATAGTTGCTATGTAAATTTTGGCAGACAGGATGGGATTCGAACCCATGCGGCTGTTACACCCTAACTGGTTAGCAACCAGTCCTCTTTACCGTTTGAGTACCTATCTATGTTTGGGAACAAGTGGATTCGAACCACTACTACTGGATTAAAATTCCATTTTTTTTGTAATTGCTGTGAGTATCATTATCATAATACGTTTAAAAGCGTTCTACCGTTAAACTATATTCCCATGTATTGTGGAAGAGAGTGTGGGATTTGAACCCACGATTCCTTGCGGAATTCCAGTTTTCAAGACTGGTGTAATCAACCATGCTCTACCAACTCTCCATATGGTGCAAGAACATGGAATCGAACCATGACTATAAGTTTGTAAGACTTACGCACTCCCTTTATACTATTCCTACACATTATTTGGTATGGGAACATGGAATCGAACCATGATTACAAGCGTATCAGACTTGGGCACTAACCGTTGTACTACTCCCATATATTTTTTTTGGCATACCTACTAGGAGTCGAACCCAGATTGGTGGGTTTGGAAGCCACTGCTCTACCATTGAACTATAGATATAAATTTGGTGACTCATATGGGATTTAAACCCAGACCAACTTGATTAAAAGTCAAGTGCATTATTCCAATTGTGCTAATAAGCCTTGTTATGGTGAAGCATCTGGGGGTCGAACCCAGAATCGTGTGATTAGAAATCACATGCAGTAATCCTTTGTGCTAATGCTTCATATGTAATTTATCCATATTTTCACCAGTAAATCGCATAAAATACGATTATGTGGTGAAAATAAGGCATTTTTGGCGGGGATAGTAGGACTTGAACCTACGACCATTTGCTTAACAGGCAACCGCTCTACCGACTGGGCTATATCCCCTTATGGTGTACAGAGAAGGTTTCGAACCTTCATTTATGGGGCTTCAACCCACCGCATAGACCGACTTTGCTATCTGTACATATTGGCAAGCACGCTTGGATTCGAACCAAGGTTAACAGATTCAAAGTCTGTTGAGATAACCGCTACTCCACATGCCTACATATAAAATTAAAATTGGTACATGTGGTAGGACTCGCACCTACGATGTCTCTATGTAACGGATTTACAGTCCGCTGCCTTCGCTTCTCGACACACACATGTATATAAATTGGAGATTGGAATGGGATTCGAACCCATGTATTAGGAGTTGCAGTCCTACGCCAGACCTGACTTGGCTATCCAACCATATTAATTTTGGAGGGAGCGTAAGGAATCGAACCTTAATACATAGAGCCACAATCTATTGCCTTACCATTAGGCTACACACCCATATTTGGTAGCACAGGGGGGATTTGAACCCTCACTGAATGGCTTCTAAGACCACTATCTCTGCCGTTGGATTACTGTGCCATATTTTTTTTGGTATAGGGTACGGGGATTGAAAGCCCAGCGTGTTAACCACTCCACTAACCCTACACATTTTTTTTGGTGTAAATGCTGGGAATCGAACCCAGACCCCTTGGGTGGAAGCCAAGAATTCTGTCATTAAACTACAAATACATGTGGAGCACCCAGAAAAATTCGAATTTCCATCCGCTGATTACAAGTCAGCCATTCTACCGTTGAACTATAGGTGCAAATTAAATGCTATAAAATTATAGCATTTGTTTTTTTTATAAAAATTTCCATTCATGTCCATAAGCAAACTTGCGTTTGCCATTACAAACTTCTGATATATGACTTCTCATACCAAAGAAATTACCATGTGAAAATCCATTTTCTTTACAATATATTGATGCTTGTTGCATCGAATCAAATATTTTTTGAGTTTTATCTTCTTGATTTATACCAATTATAGCACGACATTGGGATTTATGAAATACATCATAATCTTCTAACATATGTGTAAACCCTGCTTGTTTTTTTAATTTAATAACAATATCAAGACAACATCCAAAGTGTTCTGCTACTTTTCGCATAGAGGTTTCTGTTTGCATATAATTAATTATCTCTTGGTGGTTAAATATTTGTTTACCCGCACCACCATGTGTCATATTATAACCGCAATGCGTACTATCATAAAATGAAATCCAATATATTTCTTTTTCAAATCTTATATCATCATTACATTCTTCAATGATTTCATGTGTAAAATTTTCTACACCATATTTATTAAAGGCATGATATAGTGGTCTGTTTATTGCTCTTTTATTATTTCTTTCTTTAAAATGATAAATCATTATTTGTTCTATGGTGTTTGTTGTAGCACCGATATACATTTTGCCATTTTTAATATTTGTAATTTTATAAATGTACGCCATAACTAAATGACCCCTTTCTATATAATGTAATTTATTGCGGAAGGCGTGGATTTGAACCACGAACACAAGGTTATGAGCCTTGCAAGTTGCCAATTACTATACCCCGCATCGGATGGCATTTATCGTATCGCCAAACTAGGAACATTTTGTACTTCGAATTATCCTTGCTATATCCATACATATGTTGGGAGATGATTTTTACAGTTGTCCATCACAACGACAAATACATGTCCACCGTTCCCAATCGGCATTTTGTTCAAAAGGCTATGCGTATTTATGTATCGTTGAGTGACCCGCATAGTACGATTATCGTTTCCATTTTCTGGCTGGAAGCACCATTTTTTAGATATCACTCCGCTCGTGAGCAATCTTCTTTGTAGCGATTCTATACGCTTAAATACGAGATTTCTCTCGCTCGTTTGGAATATTAGGAACAGGCTTATCCACGCCTTCCAACGATTTTTTTTTATTTGGCGACAAATGTGATAGTTGAAATCACATCACTCGATAGACAGTCGAGTATAATACCGTTATACTAATTTGCCACAATGGGATAGGTTAGACAAACCTCCGATTAAGTAACCATATATACATATACAGCGACATAACTAAAGCCATCATAATCTATCTAACGAATCCTATTTATTTTGATACATCCCCTTGCGGAATAACTCTAGTGAGTATCGCACCGTTGGACTTACATTCCATGTTTGCAACCAGTGAAATGCCAATCTGTTCTATCGCTAAAAAGCAATTCTACAGTATTTTACAATCTTTAAATATCCGTTACCATCTTTTCAAATAGCACAGAGCAAACTAGATTGTTGCAGTTTTCGTTTTTTAACTTTCAAACCCACCACTTATTAGTCGCATATGGGTCAGCGACATTATTTGCGAACCGAATTATTTATTAGTCGCACCATCGGCAAGCGACAAACTTACTTATAAAGTTGGCTAATGGACTTGCACCACTACACGTCACCACGACCTAGTATAAATACATCGGATAGATTCGAACTATCTCTGCTACTCATAGACCAACATATAAACACGCACTTCTAACAAAATTACCAACAACTCAATGCGTTCCAGTTGATTTTTTTACTGACCCAAATTGGTACTCCTTTCGTTTACACCGCATCATATCACACAACGATGTTACGAATATATTTATTAAAATAAGTTAAGACAGGCGAGGAAGGTGGTGATTATATAAGGGGTGAAATTTGACTAAAATCGTTCTTTAAAATCTTTATCAATATTCGCCTGTCTTTAACTTATATTATTATTATACCATACTTTTATTCAAAAAGTCAAGAGCAAATTAAAAATAAATTAAATTTATTTAAACTAATTTAAATAATAAACTTTTTCCAATTCTTTACCATCTTCAGTGAATAAAATAAACTTTGCACCAGCTCTTGATGACTTTCTGCACTTCTTAGAAAAACTATCAGTTCCAATAATAGATGGAACTCTCATAACTTCTCTGTCGCCCATGTTGCCAATACCAATGGCGAATTCTTCTTTGTGGTGCATATGTGCAACCATCATAATATCAATTTCTACTCTATAAAAATTTTCAAAGAATTCAATATCATCTTTAAGTGGTGTTTTACTTCCATGATAAGCAAATATATTTAAACCATATAGATTTTTATATATAACTTCAGCATAAGGTTGTATTGTCACGTTAGGATTCTTTTGTTCTCCTTGTAATCTTAATGTGATAAATTCATGAATTACTTTTGCCGCATTTTCTTCGTCAAATATTGGTTTCTCTGTTAACAACCTTAAGATATCATGATTGCCACCAACTAAATGATATTCAACTGGAATTTGTAATGTGTTTGCCACTTCGTTAAGCCACGTTGCCATATATGATGCATATTGTAAACACGCATCTATAACACCTGTGCTTAATTTGTTAAGTGAACCAATTCTTAAAATACCTTCAATCGCATCTCCTAAATCGAAAACAACAAGTTTATCATATGCGAACTGCTCATTATTCATTTGTGAAAGTAAGTATTCCATTCTTATTTTATAAATCTCTGGAGAATATTCATTAACAACTTCATCAAATAAACCTTTAAGCGTAAAAGTAGAACCTAAATGTGCATCAGCAATCGTAAGCAAACCAGTTTTTTCTGCTGGTTTATGAATTTTATGACATTTAATTTCTAATGGCTCTAATTTATTAATCGCTTCGATACATAATTCTTGAAATAATTCCGTTCTAGCTTCATTACGAGCGAGTGCATTATATTCATTGTTAAATACTTGTACCTTTTTCCGTTCTTTCGAAAGTTCAAATTTAATATTTTGCATTTGTTTAACTAATTCTTCTTGAGAAATTTTATCTTCAAGTAGCTTAGGTAGAATCTCTTTTAAACAATAATACATTTTGCGAACATTATCTTCAGCATAAATTGAATCGCCAAAAATTGCTCGCCCATATTCTTCGTATGTAATTAATCCAGCACTCATTGCTTCTGTAAGTCGAGTATAATAGATTAACAAACTTTCGTCTTTACCTTGCTTGTTCATTCTGCAATCTCCTCTGTGACCGACATATCAATTTTGATATAACAACCAGCATTTTCTTCTAGTATGCTAAAAAGTTCTACCTCTGTGTCCTCTGTTATAACGATTATTTTATCATCTTTAATATCAAGTGAACCAGACAAGCTAATTCCACTAAATCTTATATATTTATCTTTCTTCGCCATCTTCTGTATCTCGCCCCTTCTTCTCTTTTTTAGACTTTATAATTTTATTTAATTCGATATCTGCATTACGTTCTGCATTTTGAGTAAATAAGTGTTCAAGTTCTAAATCCTGTGGTGTCAATTTTCCTTCTTTTTTACGTTTGTTGTATTCGTGAGATAATCCACGCCCATTAATAGTGTCAAACATTTTGTCTGAAGCCTTAAAAGAAATCTTTTCTCTCACATCTACCCATCGGTTTAATACATTGCCATTCGGCATCTTAAATTCTTTTTCATAACCGCCAGTATTTTTAGTTTCAAATAATCCAAGATTCTTTACTCTTACTCTACCATGCAATCTTAGTTCTTCATATACGATATCAAGCAAGGCATCTAAAACCTTCTCTACTGTTTCTGGTGAACGCTTTGACTTCTGTGCGACCATTCTTAAAAAGTCATAGTGTTTTAAATCAATCCTAGCCATTAAAAAATATTATCCTCTGTCTGTTCTTTCATTTTATCACGCAATATTTTTGAATAGGTAAATACAGGTTTATTGTAACTCTTAGTTGCTGGTCGCATCCCAATCTCGCCTGTCTTAACATTCATCACACCAACTCTAGGTTGTTTCGCATTAATTACACCAACTCTAAATTTACCAACGTGTACTAAGTTAATTGTAACACCTTTCATCAATGATTTTGAAACAACTTTACCATAAGCATCTATAATATCTTCAATTTGTACCAATGTATACATATCTCCAGTTATAACTTTAACAGCTCTTGCTACATCTGATTTATTTAATAGTATTTTATCTTTCATTCCTTTCACTCCTTTTATTCCTATATATTTTTAACACGTTTTACTTTAAAAGTAATTGTGCATCTTTTAAAATTATGTGGGGATTTTACACATATTATCCCCACATATAAAGGTTTTCGCTATATGTCAGCACTACGTCTGTATAGATTATCTATTCCCTCTCCATTACGCCCACGAATTAGGGTCTTTTTGCGTTGAAATTTCAACGTTCTCAAAGTTGAGTTTGTCAAAAATTGGCATTTTTTGCAAGTTTTCGTACCTTTTTGCATAAATATACATTACATTTTCTACTTCATTATCGTGCCTTACACGTTTTAATGTACTTATATTTTCACTACTAGATTTTAATAATTCTATTACCTTATCTTTGTGTGCAATAAATAACGAAACTAACATTTTTCTTTGTAGTTTAGTATCTGACTGGTCTATAACTTTTCTAATTGTATCTATACTAATTTCTATGTTCGATAATTCTTTTATAAAATTTTCTTTTAGTTGAATTGATTCAAAATATTTTTCTTGTTTAGTTAATACATCGTTACTCCAAAGTAAAGCACTTTGATTTCGATATATCTCGCACATTTGGATAATTGATTTAGCGTGTTTATAATTTGCATTTGATTTAATATAAACATCATTATCAATTAACTCGCTCATAGATAATCTCGGCTCTCTTTTAATTCTATTTCCTTTAACAAATTTTGTGATAATAATTTCTAAATAATCCATTGTGGTTTCATAATTACGATACTTTTCAATATCTTTGTTAATCTTTAAAGAGTTATCTGAAGGTAAATGATAAAAAAACATAGGCTTAGTTTTCGTAAATTTAGAATATTTTTCTCTTAATAATTTTAACTCTTTTTCATTATTTACAGAAAACTCTTTTTTTGCCTTATCAATCTCTAAACAACTCATAATAGCAAGTTGGCAAATATCTTTATAAACCTTATGATAATCTGAATTATTCTTTTTCATCTCCCATAAGTGTGAATTTAATATTTGTGATAAATTTACAATCTCACCAATTTTATTTACACTTGTCTTTTGGTCTAAATCATATCTGTGCCAAGAATTGTTTTGTCTGGATATTTTTTTAGATTCAACCATATTAGTAGGAACTAAAAAGTGATTGTTATATTGTTTTGCTTTATGAACTAATATTTCATTATTTGTAATTAATACTGTGTCGCTATCAAACCTTAATACCCTCGGTTTCCCGATATTTATTAGGGGAGTAGACTATCTCTTCATCCATATTTAATATGGAGTTCGGCACTTCCAATAAATGAATTTCGCATTTACTGTATGGACTTCATTCACCCAGTGGGTCAGTATGTCCTAGTCGTTACACCTTTTATTATATTGCTATAATAACTTGGCACGATATTATCATGTTAATTTGATTTTAAATAAAACTAAATCTTAATCCAAGATATTTTCTGTGGTCTTTAATACTAAGCACTATCCCACCACTAACGGCATTGATAATATCCTTCATATCCAATAATATCTTTCCACATATTTTTCTCCTTTCATAATATTTTTTTTATTTAAAATCAAATTATTTTAGACTTTCATCGTTAGCAACAATTTACATTGTCACACCTCGCATTTACGAGTTCACCGAATTTTTCTTATATGTTACCATATAGGGTGACTATTGTTAGTTAATCACTTCCGTTTAATCTTTGTAAAACATTGTTGTCAATTGTGTTAATACATATAATCTGCCGACTTAAATTAAAATATTGTTCATATAAACCTTTACGCACATTTTTAGTTACCCATAAATTTCCCATGGTGATATGTGGGCTTCTTACGGCAAGTATTTCTTCATCTGGTTCAAACCTATAAGATATAACTTCATCGCCATGTAATATACTCTCTCCATCGAATTTTCCAATACTAGCAAGCAACATCTCATATCCATTGCCCATAAGCGTTGAATAATTGCCATCAATTAAAACTCTACCTCTACGCAACTGCTCTATATAACTATTTATTAACTCTTTGCGGAATTCATAAAACATATTTGTATTCTGTATTTTGTCATTAATATTAAGCATAGTATATACAAACTCGTTGGTAGTAGATATATCATTAATATCTAAATCACGCTCTATGTTCATCTTAAGTTGAAATCTCAATACCGATAAGTCCGTTTTTAATAACCTAACATAATTTAAACTATCTTGCAAAAATTCTTCGGTTTCTCCATAAGATAATTCTAACGTGTTTAACAACTGATAATGTGTTTGTACCATATCTCCGTTAAAAAAATGAGGTGGTTTATCAAATTTAACTATTCCAAATGTTGGGTCTAAATTTTCAATCCATTTTTCAAATGAACTATATTTTAAATATTTAATACTACTTGGAGTGGTTATAATTTTAATATCATGTATATCTGTTGCGATAGTAGAACCATTAAGTTGACTAATTTCAGTAATATTATTATCTTCAAAGAACTGCTGGATATTTGTATGAAAACAACACGATTTAAAAAATCTATTTCTCAACAATAACATACCTTTATTTCTAAACTTATGTCCAAATAAACTTGTGTCCATTAAACTTTGACCATCCCAAATGCTATTAGAAATCTCTAATTCTTCTTCTTGGGTATATAATCTATGTTTATCGTTTACTCTTGTCGCCATAACTTTATCTGTAAATATAGATTCATAATCGTCAATAAGTAAAATATTTTCTGGCAATATTTGTAATGTTGATATAATACTAGACATAGGTAAAGATAAATATGCTTCTACGCTTGCTAAATCTAAATTTTCATCTGGTCTGTAATATAGTCCGTTATAAGACCACTTCATCATTGGCGAATATAATCCTTCTAAAATAAAAAGACACTTTCCAACTCTACTACTACCGCTTGAACGCTTGTATCTAACATAACGATTGCCATTACATACAAAACCATCTCGATATAATTTTTCTCTCAATGTATTTGTATCTTCTAATACTTCTAGCGTGCCATCTTCTTTTTTATTAAATAAATTATACTTAAAGGATATAGATATAACTGCATCGCTATAAAATTTATCATTGTTCACAAATGTAAACCTATTATTGCGATAAACCTTTTTATAAATCTCTGCCATCTTTATGGATTCAAGAGAATAATCGAAAGATGCTTTATATCTTGTAAATGATTTTGTTTCAATACCTTCAGCCACATCTTTAGCTTCCAGTTGCATAATATTAATGTTTTTATTCATTCCTTGCCCCTTTCATAAGTCTATATCTTATTATACCACATATTCGTTGAAAAAGCAACAGCAAAATAAAAATAAATACAGGTATTTTTATATGTTACAAAAATTATACTCCAAAGCAAATACATAATATATAATAATATGAAGTAATATAATATATATACTAATATAATAATACTAATATAATAATATAATATACTATATATAGTAATATAATAATATATAAATTAATATACTATACTATATATAGACTAATATAAATAAATTATATTATATAATAGGCTTTTGCTTTGAAGTATAAAAATTCGATGCCATATTTATTTCTATTTTGCTATTGTTTTATTTGCTAAAGTATGATATAATAAACTCACATAAAGAAAATACTTATGTGAACGTTGTGTGAATTTTTCTTGTAGATGTTGACTTTTGTAAAGATATATGATACAATAAGATATAACTTTGCGAAGGGAGCAAGAAAAATGAAAAGAAGAAGTATAACGCTAATCGTATTATTTTTAATACTCACTGGTGCGAGTTTTATCACTATAAAAAGTGTAATAAAACCATTAGTCACTGAAAACGACCAACTTAAAGTAACAAACTCACAACTTATGACAGAAAATAAACATCTTGTTATAGATAACAAAAATTTGGTCGCAGACAACAAAACGTTATTTCAAAAAAATTATCAGTTAAAACTTAGTTTAAATGAATTTAGAAAACAAAAAGAACTTAAAAAAGAAAGTAAAAAAATATCTCAAATGTCGTGGATGCCATACAATATATTTTCACATTCATCTAAACAATATGCCTTACAACTTAAAGCATATACCGACATAAATGGATTGCGTAAAGTTGGAAATTATTATTGTGTAGCGTTGGGGTCGTATTATACTGACACAATTGGTGAAAAATTTATTATGACCATGAGCACTGGAAAACGCATTAAACTTATTATAGCAGACCAGAAATCTGATAAACATACGAATTCAACTGGTAGATATACTAAGTCTGATGGTAGCGAAATAGAATTTATTGTAGATTCTCATAGATTAAATAAAAAAGTATCTATAATGGGAAATGTCGCCATGTTAAAAACATTTCGTGGAGATATCATAAGTATTGTAAAAGAAAAATAAAAAACTTTTGATTTCCTATTGACTTTTATCACAATATGTGGTATAATAAGATATAAGATGGAAATGCGGGGGTGGCATATGTTATCCCGCTCTGGCAAAGGAGTTAATGATGCACACAATGACAGACAATATTGAATTAAGAGAGATTAAAAATCTCCCAGACAGCGTGTTCACTGCACAATGTAGTGGACTGTATGATATCTATACGGAATACAAGGTAGACGAAATTTGTTCGTTCACTTTATTCACAGAATGGATTAAAGAGCAAAAAGAAGGAATGACAAAATGAAACGAGCACTAATATTATTATGTGGAAAATCTGGTTGCGGTAAAACGAGCGTAGCCAACGAATTGGTTAAGCGTGGCTTAACACAGGTTTCCTCATACACAACAAGAGATAAGCGTAGCGATGATGAAAATGGACATACTTTTGTAAGTGTTGAAGATTTTCCTTTTAATGATTTGGTTGCATATACATTTTTTAATAACCAACATTATGGTGCTACACAACAGCAATGTGACGAAGCAGATATTTATGTAGTAGATAAACAGGGAATTATTGAATTAAAAGAAAAATATAAATCAACTCGTAAAGTAATTACCGTAATGCTATACACTTCTGAAGAAGAATTAGTTGAACGTATGCTAAAGCGTGGAGATAGCGATGAAGTTATTCATTCAAGAATTATTAATGATATTAAAGAATTTGCTAATATCCATTTACTTGCAGATTACACTACAGAAAATATTGAGTTAAAAGATACATCAGATTATATTTATGATATCTGGGTTGACAATTCTTTTGATTTAAAGAGAGAAGGTAAGGCGTGAAATTATTTTTAGATTTTGACGAAGTTCTGGCAGACAGTATTGAAGCAGTATTATATATATTGAATAAAAGATATAACAAAAATGTAAAATTTGATGAAGTTAAAGTATGGAATTTTACAGATGTTTTTCCAGAAATTGATGGAGAGATTATCTCTCAAATCTTTGATGCAGAAGAATTTTGGGATGTAGTACAACTTAAAGAAGGTGCGTCTGATTTTATTCAATATGCATTAGATAATCCATTTATTAATGATATTACTATTGTTAGCGTAGGTAGAAAAAATAATCTTATTAATAAAGAGAATTTTGTAAAATCAATTTGGGGAGATAAACTTAATTTTATTGGAGTATTTAACCATCACTGCGTTACAGATAAATCATGTGTTGATATGTCTGGCGGTATGTTTGTAGATGATAATGAAAAGAATTTGTTTAGCAGTAATGCAGAGTTTAAACTATTATTTAAAAACGTAGCTGATGCTGAATGGAACTCTCAATGGAAAGGCGACTTTGTAAAAGACTTTAAGGATTTACAATTTTATGTAAGTTTAATGAGTTTTGTATATGTCGATAGGTATAAAAATGCAGAGCTTAAATAATATTAAAGACGTATATCATACAATGTTTGACTTAATTAAACAGTGGGAGAGAGTTCCAGAGTTGCGACTTGGACAATTACTTATGAATTTTATAAGTTGGTATGGTGACTTGTCATACTTAAGTAATCAAGATTTTGTTTTAAATTTAAAATATTACATAGATAAAGTAAAAGGAGAAAGATAATTATGGGAATTAATTTAACATCAGATGTTAAAGAATGGACAGTATATCTAGGAGATACACCACTTGGTAAAATTGGTAGTATTGTAGACATATCATCTCTTTCATGTGCAACAAGTTGTAAGCCAGAAAAAAAACTATATCAATTTACAGATATTTTTGGTAAGAAATATTCTGTTCCACTCATTAAACGAGTAATGTTTCAGAACCCTGCGACCATTATATTTTGGGAAGATGGCGATAAAACTATTGTAAAGTGTGATGAATGTGATGCGTATTTTGAACATATTGGAATGGCAGATGCTATTATGAAGAAGGCGTTTGGTTCAAGAAGTGTATGGTTGAAGCACAACAGAGATTTGAAAAAAGAACTAAGTAAACTACCGTTCACAGAAATTGGTATGTTTGATGAATTTGATTTAGCATTGCATTATGTTGATAAATTGTATACAGAAAATAAATTTTCTGATATGGTTGAAAGATATATGCGGAAAAATTATGGTGTGTAAATATGAAATTTATTGAACAATCATATGAATTTATTACAACGGTTAATAGAAATGAGATTTTAAAGCGTATTGAAGAATGTGGTAGAGTGTGCTATAAAAGTGAGGATAAAATTACATCAGATAGTGCAAGTAAATTTGTAAAGATGTTAGTTGAGCGTGGACACGAAGCGATGATTGAACACTATAGTCTTACAGTTAAGTTTATAACACAGCGTGCGATTTCTCATGAGATAGTTCGTCACAGAATTTCATCTTTTGGAGAATCTTCAACCAGATATTGTAATTTCTCAAAAGATAAATTTGGAAATGAACTTACATTTGTCAATACAGTTGGTGTAAATGAATCAGAAATATTTACAATTCAATCTTTGTGTATGTGTGCTGAAACCGCATATATGTTAATGGTTAACAACGGTACGGCACCAGAAATTGCAAGAAGTGTATTGCCAACTTGCCTTAAAACAGAAATTGTAATGACAGCGAATTTACGAGAGTGGCGACATTTTCTTAAACTTCGTACCGCACCTACCGCACACCCGCAAATGAGAGCACTAACACTCCCTCTCCTTGCAGAATTTAAAGAAGTATTACCAGAGATTTTTGGAGATATTTAAGTGTGGTAAAATTAAAAAGGAGGATAAACATTCTTCTTTTTTTTATTTGCTATTGACTTTTTATTAAAAGTATGGTATAATAAGATATAAGATTAAATAAGAAAGAGGTGAAGTATGAGTTATAACGATATAACTTATTGTTGGGTAGAAAAAGAATGTGATAATAAAGAGTGTATTAGGCATATGAGCCATATCCCTGCTGGACAAGGACTATTAGTGTCAATGGCAATGTTGCGTGATAGCGATTATTGCGAAGGTTTTAAGCTTATTATAAAGGAGAAATAATGGTATATTCACGACGAGAAACTGGCATTGAAGATGCTTTAGGGAATATGATTCGTAATGGAGATATTTTATTTAACACATAAGTTGAGAGAGTTTGGGATTAAGTGTTTTACAGAGTTTAAAAAGTAAGGAGATATAAAGTGAGTGTAGGAAAATGTAAAAAATGTGGTGGTGAACCTTGGGCGGCTGAAACGCCTTGTGATTGGAGTGCCACAGGTAGGTTATATAAAGTTTATTGCATTAATGAAGATGCACAAACTGGTTGGTATGAAAATCGTGTGACCGCAGAGAATATTTGGGATTCTTATTTTGGTAAGAATGAACCTATTGTAGAAAAAGAAATTGCAAATATTTTTAGTTTTGGAGATGCTTTGTTTTATTTAAAACAAGGATATAGTGTATCGAGATTGGGCTGGAATGGTAAAGGTCAAGACCTAACATTACAAAAACCAGACCAAAATAGCAAAATGACCAAACCATATATTTATATCACAACTGTACAAGGAGATAAAATTCCTTGGTTGGCATCTCAAACTGATATGCTTGAAGAAGATTGGTGTGTTATTTAACTATTATATAAAAAATGTATTTTAATTATTTTATATACCTGTTGACTTATAATTCGAATTATGATATAATAGTACTATAAGTCAATAAGTATATAAAATAATTATAGATAAAATGAAAGGTAAACTCAATGAAAACTAGAATTATTTATACTGAAAAGAAAACTGAAAAAATTAATTTTGAAGATATGACACAAGAACGATTTGTTGATGCTGGTTATATTGGATTCAGCACAGATTTTGGAATTTATATTCCAGATGCAGAATATTGTTGTTGGGTATGCTTAGGACACAAATTCGCAGATGTATATACAACTTCATTTATGAACGATATTCCAATTCAAGAGGTTTATCTTAATACATTTGAAACATTTGAGTATGCGTTAACTGACGAAGATGATTTTAACATAGATGTTCATATTAGGAGGGTTAAATGATGTTACAACAGATATTACACTATAAAGGTTTTAAAACCACAATAAGATATAGTGTGGCTGATAAAGTATATTTTGGAAAACTTGAAGGTATTCGTGATTTAGTACTTTTCGAAAGTAAGTATAAAAAAGATTTTCAACACGAATTCGAATCTGCTGTAGATGAATATGTACAATTGTTAGATACATATCATATTGAGAGAGGATAATTTTATGCCTATTTTCAAACATGAAAAACAAGAAATTATGGAAAAATATAAGTGTTCGGAAAATTTAGTTCCAATATTTAATATTGTAGAAAATTTAATTGAAATGGATTACTGGCTGGATAAATTTAATTTAAATACTAAAGATAAATCAAGGAGTAAGTAACATGCCAACATCAAGTATATTTGCACAATTAGTATTTGATACCAAAGAAGATATCGAAAGACTGGTAGATGCATTAGAACAAGCGGTTAACGATACTACGCCACCAATTAAAGTTAATTACAAATTATTAACAATAGAAGAAATTAAAGAATTATTTGGGAGTAAATAATATGCCTACATTAGAGGAAAGAATTGAAGATTTAGAATATTTACTATATACAGACTATCACTTAGAACAATATATGCGAAGATATTACACGCCTACTGAAGTAATAGAATTTTATCAGAGAGCACATGATGAATATAATGCGTTACTAAGACAACAGAAATGTAGAGTAGAATATAATGACATATATAAAAGATGAAATTGTAAACATCTATATAGAAGGTAAAAAATATTCTAAATGTGTTTCCAGATTGGCTTATGGAGATGTTTTTTATGACGAACAAGGGAATATATGGCTAGTGTGTGAAAAGCCGTTCATACAAGGCGATAGGTGGCTTATAGGGGCTACTGCGATAGGGTATAGGAGATAGATAAGATGATTAAATCATATATGAGAGGAAATCCAATTTACTTTGATGGTGAACAATGGAAGTATTCTGAAGATAATACACTTGCAAACGATTCGAAACCCTGTACTCGTTGTGGACATATGCCGACAGAGTGTGGTTATGATAATTGTTTAGGATATATTGATGGTGCGACAAATGCATGTTGTGGACATGGAGTTTCAGATATGTATACTATGACAGAAGATGGATATAATATGGATAATAATCACGATATCTTATTGGCAAAGATAGAACGAAAAAGAATAAACACTGGATATTATGATAAAACACCAGAACAAATATTACAAGAATTACAAGATGCAATGGATTCTTTTACCGCTGTAAGTGACGAAGAAGCAAAACTTTATTGGGAAGCATATGAGAAAGTGAGAGGAAGATAAAAATGAGTAGTTTTATTAAGTGTACAACTCCAAAGCGATATGTATTTAAACATATTAACCATTATTATTGGCAAATCAAATATGCGTGTCAGAGATTTGTTAAAGGGTATGATTCTATGGATGTAATTGGAGTTGATATGTGGTTTTCCACAACTTTAGAAGATATAATGAAGGAGTTTATTAAATACGATATAGGATATCCACAAGGTTGCACTTTTGATGGTTTAAAAGTTAACACTCCAGAAGATTGGGATGTGGTGCTTAAAGATTTTTATGAAACGATTAAAATGTATAACGAAATGGAATACGGTTTAAGATTTTCTCCAACGGTAGATGGCGAAAAAATGTCTAGTGAAGAATTTTGTGAATATTTAAAAACTAGAACTCATGAAGATTTCAAAGCCGAACAAGATGTGATTGATAAGTACGGAGCAGAGATGCACAGAAAATTTGCCATGTTGTACGGAAGGTTGTGGATTTAATGTTGGCTATAAGTGCTCAATATAGATATATCGGTATCACATGGACAGGAAGTAAACCTAAAACAGAAATGTACGGTGTGTATAATAAAAAATACGGTACATGGCTTGGTGAGATTGCTTGGTATGCTGGTTGGCGACAATACTGCTTCTTACCAGAACCCCAGATGGTTTTTTCTTCTGGATGTATGGAAGATATAGTAGAGTTTATAAAACAATTAAATATAGAACATAAAAATAAGACCACTAAATAAATGGTCTTATTTTTTTACCTATTATCTTAAACTGTTTTTAACATTCGCTTCAAACATATCTATATCTTCTTTGAAATCGAATCGTGTATCATCCTCTATCATCGCTTCTGTAAATACTTTTCTACTCGTATTAGATAATAGGTCTAATGATTTACTAGTGAGCACTCTATGTTTAATCTTATCATTTAACTCGCCCTGTAACCGCCTTACGTTGTAATTTATCCTATTCTTATTAATAACCAATGCATAACAATTAAAAAATCCATCGTAACCAAGAATTTCTTTGCATTTGTTATTACATAAGGCATAATACTGTTTAACAACAGTTCCACCTTTTAGAAATAAATCTTTGCTATCTTTAATATCTAATTCTGTAAACGCATCAGCTTCAATGCTAGATAACACCCTGCCTTTTGTACTTGTAGATAGAATATTCTCATACTCACTCCAAGTTCCAGACTTATAATAAGCCTTATATCCCTTGTTAAGCACGATACTTTTCTTGTTGTCCATATTCTTCAATGCAGTGGTGATAATAGGCTTTAAAATGCTATTATAGGTCACATAAACGAATATATTTAACTCACTCATATGAAAATTATTAATACTTGCGATTGCTGCTTTATTAAAAGCTGTTTCACTCTTGATAACTTTATAGTTGTTGTTTACCATATTACAATAATCTAACAACTCCATTGTAGACAAGAAAACAACACGCTCGCTATCTTCATTTAGCGTGTTGTCTTTTAATAACTCTGATAGAATTAATTCTATGTATGGGATATACTCACTTCTTCTTTCATATAATAGTTTTTCTTCTGGTTCACGAAATCGTATCATCTCATATCTAGTACCACGCTTATGATACTCTACAATGCTGTCTAACTGGTTTAGTTGACTATTCTTACTACCGCCCATAGCGATATACTCAATGTTTAATCTTTTACATAAATCTTTATAACTTAAACTCTCGCCAGAATCAACTAGCGAGGTTAAGTTATTTTTATTTAATCCAGTCAAATGGTCATTCATTTGTTTTATGCCCTCTCTTATAGTGTGTCGTCAATTAATATTTCATTATTCTTAGCGATTATGATGCTATGTCCATAATATCCGTTATGTGAATTATAAACTGCAAACTGTAATACACTTCCGTCTGTCATAACAAAGTCTACGAACTGAATACTACCTTGGTCAACATACTCACAGTCATTATCTTCCAATAGCTTTTGGCTCAGCGCTGTATCGGTTAATCTTACATCTTTAATTTCTTTACCAATGAACTTTTGAAAATTATCTTCGCTGGAAAAATATCCCCAGTTTTCACAACACGATTGTCCGTTGCTGATTAAAATAAGATATTCATCTTCTTCTGTTTCAATCTGATATCCATCATATGAACCCCATCCACAAAGTCCGTTTATCATATCAGCAATTCCAAGTCTTGAACCATTTTTACCATTAAGATTCCCTTTGTTGCCTAATGTTAAGTTATATACTTCTTCTATATTTTTAATCATATTACTCATATCTTATTTCTCCATTTCAATTTGTTCTTCCATTATTTCATCTGTGCCATAATAATCATCATAATTAAGAATCTCTACTGTTTTACGCTCACGAGTGATAACAAACTTTCTATGTTCGTAAGTTTTTTTGCTTGCTTTCATAGCTTCAACTATTTCTGGTTCAGTAAGTTTTTCTTCCATGAACCACCATTTGCCTTGCTCGTCAATCATGAATACCTTAAATAACTCATGTGGTGATAACATTGTGTTTGTCATCTCGTTAATCAAGTCATTTGCGTTACTAATTTCTTCGCCTATCTTTAGGCAATCATCAATTACATTTTGCATTTTATTTTTCTCCTATCTATAACACTATTATATCACACCTTATGTAATATGTCAAATGTTATTTTTTACTGTTAGTTATTCCTCTTTTGAATTCTTCTGGAAAACCATTAATGATTTTAATCAATCCTTTTTGCAACGATTGTGCGAACATCTCTAAAAATAAAGGCGCTAATACTATAAACCAAGACCAATCAATAACATCATATACTTTTAGTATAATTAATACAATACTTAATACTATCATTTTATTTTCCTTCCACTTCATCATACTCTGTGTTTCTTTCACCAAGTTCATAGGTGCTATTAAGCGTTTTAACCCATTTAAAATTGGAATCTAACTCTACTATCCTAGAGGTATGAATAAACTCGCCATTGGGGAATTTAGGGTTATCATAAACATATCCATAAATCATCTCTCCACCCATAACTTTGCTAATAAACCATTTTTCTAATCTCATTTCCATACTCCTTTCCATACTCCTTTCGTAGTTGAAAAAATAATTTTATCTTCTTTTTTATCTTCTTTTTCTTCTGCTAATATTACCTGTAATAATAATAAATAGTTAATATGGTCTGTGATTTTTTCATCCCACTTTTCTTTTGAGAATCTAATACCTTTTTCATGTGCTTCTATCATATCATAAATACTAATAGTATGTTTGTCCATATGACTGGCTAAAGCATTTACAGTACTATTATAGTTTCGCAATTGTTTGGTGCGAGTAAAGTTAATTACTGGACTATCATCATTCGCATATTCTGCACGCTTTGTTGTAAGCATTGTTTGACACTTTTCAATCTGTGAGTTGATGATATCTGTGTAGGTTGTAAAATTCATTCTGTCACACTCTCTTTTATCATATCTACAATATTTTCAGCAGTGCATCTTCGAATCGCCCATCCCATTTGTTTACGATAACAATCTTCGCAAAAATCTTCTTGATATCTGGCATCATCTTCGTCATTACCAAGACAATTCCAACAATATACGCTTTTAAGTTCGGTCATAAGCCATTCTACACATTCTTCTTTAGTCATATTTAAATTCCTTTCTTTTATCTCTTAATACTATTATACTACATATTTAGGAATAAGTCAATAGGTAATGCGAAATTTTGCTATTTACTGCACTTATTTTGCTGAATTTTGCCTATTATCTTCAGATTTAATAACCCAGCCAGTTACCCCGTTTGGATATTCACATCTTAAAATTTTTCCAGTTGATGGTTCAAAAATCTTGCAGAATTGACATGCTTCAAGGTCGCATGGCATAAAATATTCTTCTTTGTATTCATCTTTAAAACAATCTCCTGATGTTTTTATTGTTTTCCTAAACGGACAGATATATGTAATTTCACTCATTTTTATTTTCCTTTCTTATACTATAACAAATTCACTTAACAACCAATCAACGGTGTGCTCAACAGCATCATTTTCCATATAAAATATAGAGCCATCTGGACATTTATATGAATATATATCTCCAGCATAATGAATATTTTCTTCAAAATCATAATCAAAATCTGGCTCTATAATTTCTTGTACCAACATCGGTGCAAGTTCTGATGGTGAAAGTTTTCTAATTTTATTTATATTACGCATATTAATGTTCATCCTCTATATCTTCTTCTAATTTTATTTGTAAAATTTCTGTATAATATTTATCAGCGATATTTAATATTTTACTTTGTAAAACAATTGTTTCTCCATAATTTAATTGCTCTAATTCTTCTTTAGATAAGTAATAAGTTTTTCTCATTTTGCTACCTCTTTAATATATAAACTTTCCACCCTTCTTCTCACTTCATCTTCTTCGGTAACAACAACACGCTCTGTTTGTAGAAACTCAAGTATATCAGCATAACTTTTAAAATTTGCTTTATCGTAAATTTCTCTTGCTTTAGCTTCGTTGTTTAACGTGTTGAGATAAGTTCCATTATCCATTTTGTTTCTCTCCTTTTTTAAATTTCAATTTTCATTTCCCACTCATACCCACAATCATTACATTTAAAAATAATACTCGTATTATCTGTTGACCAATCCCAGTTTCCCCAACTTGCCCAAGTTTTACAATTCGGACATTTTGAGATAGAGTGATTTTCTATATACTCATTAAATGTATCTGGTGCTTCTATAAATTCATCTCCAGCACCCAGTGAGTTTGTTTCACAAAATGTGCACATATAGTAACTAAAAAACTCTCCACCATCTTTACCCTTGCAGTTATATACTTCGTGTCCAACTGGAATTGTTCTACCACAACTTTCACACTTATGTGGCTTGCGTGATTTTTTAATTGTTCTGATTTCAAAAAATTCCATTATAGTTTCCTGCCTAATTCTTTAATTTTACAAGATGTTGTCACAATAGCAATATCTGCATTAAATATATAATGTAATACATCATCTAATTCATCAATAATAATACTTTTAGGATAATTGCCATATATAGTTGACATATATTGCTGAATAGTGATTACTTCTACATTTGAATATCCCATACGATATGCTTCATTATCTAAATATGATTTTCTCTTTAAATCCGAAACAATGATTGTACTATTTGTAATCCAAGCATACGCAATACAGTTTGTTGATTTTCCAGAACCACGACTGCCATGTATAATTTTCATTTTACTCTCCCATCTTTGCAAGTTTATTTAACTTACTAGTTTTTTGTGTAATACCTTGACTTTCTTTCTCTAATCTATCTAATACCCACTCAACCCTACCGTTATATGCCTCGCAAGCAACTTCGTAACTGGTTGTATAAAATACCATTAATTGATATGAAATGCCAATCCAATGATTTAAATATTTGTCTTCAATAAATCTAGTAGGCACATGTTCGCTAACAAACAAACTTACATCAATCCAAATTTCATTTGTAAATCTTGCATCGTGTTTAATAGTATCATATTCATTAAACGTTACATCAATGTCATCACGATATTCATAAAATCCAATTGCATATAATTTATCTTCCATTGTCTTTTCTCCCATCTAACCAACTTACTATAAGTGTTGGCAAGATATAAAGTTTTTTAATAAAATATGTAATTCCCCAAATTAACAAAAAAATTGGATATGTTGGAATAATAATTATCGCTAAAAATGGTTCATCTATATACTCTAAACTACCCCAAAATGTTTCTGATGTTGTATGATTTTGCCTATACCAATTTTTGTACTCATGTTCTATTTTATAATAATAATAAGTTACATATCCAACAGATGTTAATAAGCCGCCTATTAGATATAGAATAATATATAACCAAATCATTTATAACACCTCATATTCCACGCATTGGTTGCTTGTTCTATCGTAGCATAGCACCCAGTGTTTGCTCCACAATCTTCACAACCTACAGAACATTCTAACTCGTCTTTTTGCCACTCTATAATTTCAATAGTAATATCATGTTTGCCACAGAACGGACAATAATCTACATTTTCCGCTTTTATACATCTCAAACTCATTTTAATCTTCCTTTCTGTCCTTAAACCAATATTCTATATTTCTGCGTCGCTTATGTACACAATAATCGCAATCTCCACCACGACAATTCCAGTGACAATGCGTGTCCTTTGATTCTATTTCAAAAAAGGTAAATAACCTATTAAATGCTTGCTCGTAATCTATAACAACTGGTTTTTTCATTTTAATCCCTTTCTATTCGCAATTCTGGATACTTGTTATATATTATATTCATAATTTCATTGGTAGTAATTAGTTTATTATTCATTTGATTCCAATAATTTGTATCGTTGGAGATATCCATCATTGATTTAAAAAAATCAACATTGCTATACAATATTACAAGTAACTCATCCATTGCCTCAAGTACACAAATGTGTCCAAGTGCCTCTAAACCTTTCCATGTATCATTTGTCATTTGTTTCTCCTTTACTTGTCAACGCTTTTTAAATCAAACGATTTGCATGGAATATTTAAATCACAATATGTTCTATTATTTAAATAACCATCAGGCATATGAAAATGTGTGCATACCTTACACCATTCACCATTCCACGACTTGTTTTTTTTACTAAGCATTTCTTCTAACAATGCAATTGACTTAGATTGAGTTTTATTATCTAATTGTAAGATATCACACTGTGCTTTCCATTCTTCAATTTCTTTGGCGTGTTTTTCTTTTAATATTTTAATTTCTTCTTGCTTAATTGCAAACCAATCAATTTTATTAGCGTTAAGTTGTGTTAAGAAATCTTCTCCCTTTTCTTTTTTATGTTTGGGAGATTCTATACATTCATAAAATTCCCATTGTTTAGTTTCGTTATTATATTCCTCAATACACTCATTACCATATTGGTCATAATAACTTCTTGCCATAACAGTATAACCATCTTTACCTCTTAATGGTTCGCCCTTAACTTCTTCTTCCTTCCAGTAGTATGTTCCATCGGCACGAAATGTTTTTACCTTAATCTTTTTCATATTATTTAGCCTTTCTTATAAAACACTTAACTTTTTCTTCAAATGTTAGTGTGGGTGTGGCAACTGCAAAACTAGTTGCTCGTAGGTACGCCATCTCGTAGTGCTTATCTCCATGCATTTCTGCACATAAAACCGCTTCAATACATTGCGACCAACCACATCCACTTTCCACTCGCAAGGCTTTTGCCCTTTGTGATACTTCAAAATATGATAAACCACTTTCGTTTATTTGTTGTTGAAACATATTTATCCACAAACTCCAATCAAACATATTATATCTCCTTTATCTTATATACATATTATAACACACTTGCGAACACATGTCAAGGGTTTTTATTTAATTAATTCTGGATTATCGAAAATATTTCCAATTAAAATTGCATCAGTAATTCTATAATATGGGTCTACACCATCACATCTAAAATCTTCATAAAATGATTTTAAATCTTTAACAACATATACGGGTGTTTGCCATGTGCCACCCACTTTAATCCTTAATATATCTCCGACAAAACATTTATATCTACTTTCGTACGCATCTGCTTGACCATTATTTGTGGCGTGAGATTTATAAAAATGTTCTCCAGTAAATTGACCAACTGTTTCTGGATATATACAAATAGATTTATAATCTGCATGATAACCATATACTTGGTCATAATCTAATGTAATAATCATTTCATATTTGCCAGTTTTTCTGCCATCTATAGTTACTGGAATAAACCCAAAACCATATGCCCACTTATCGTTATCTTTTCGCCTTGCTCTAAATAGTAATTCCATTTTTTATTTCCCTTCCATTAGTTCTGGGTTCTCATAAATATTCCCAACAACTTTAATACAATCCTTGCTTCGCAAACTTTCAATATCATAATTCCAGTTGTCGTTAAAAATATCGAAGATAGAGGGGATTAACATATGGCACTCTGGGTGAGCAGGATGATAGAAACCATCGTGCGTAATAATATCTCCTGTAAACATTGGCGTATCATCGTTATCAAAAAGACCTAGGAACTGTCCAATGGTATCTTGCTGTACTTCGTGGCTAAAACCTAAATCATCAATAATTACATATTCGTCAAGGATTCTATAATATGCAAGCCCACCATATACCCATACATTTTTATCCGTTCTCTTGGCTCTAAATTCTACAATCATCTTCCTTCTCCACTTCTTCTAATTTAAAATGTGTGCGTGAATATTTTTTATTAATCGCATCATGAATCAATTCTACTAATTCATTATTATATTCATCGCTTAATAAATGTTCTTCAAGTTCCTTGCGTGAGTTTGCCCATTCCTTATAACTAAAATTCAAATCTACTTCTATTAGATATTGTGTTTGTTTTTCGTGTGCTTTTTCTTTCTTTTTATATTCATGATTCATTAACAGGTAAACCATAATATAACTAACGATACCCATGACTATAAAGAACACTCCAAATAATAATAACAGTTCTAAAATTCGTATTAATATATCCATTACTTTATTTCTCCTTTTTACAACTCCACGCTTTAATTACTTCCACATCTATAACCACAATAAAACATACCTAGTAAACACATATTAATAATTATTATATCTATTGTTGTCATTTTAATTTTCTCCTTCTGGTTTATTCCACGCTTCAATAGCTTCTTCTTTTGTTTCACAATATTCCGATTGATAACCACATTCTTCACACCATAGATAATACCAATCGGTTTGATTTCTACCACTCGACCATATTCCATAATTTTCTTCACCACATTTTTTACAAGGTTTAATTTTACCATCCATTTTCTTTATACTCCTTTTCACATCTATCATATATCGCTTCGTTAATTGTTTTCTCTCCTGTTAATATATCATAAAGAAAATCTGCATCTTTATTATAAAATGATTTGGCATAAAATTTATCTTCTAATATTTTTCCAACTATAAGACAACTTACACAATCTTGATATGCTAAATCATATCCGACTTGAAATACATCTTCTTTTAGTTTTAGTTTATTCACTATCTCCACCCCATCCCCAACTACATCTATCATCGTTTGGATAACTGCGTGCAATATATTCTTCTCGCAAATCCAACTCTATCATTAATTCTTCAATCCAGTCATGTGCTTCATTTACATAATTTCTAGGCAAAGTCCATTCACCATGTGTAATCCAATATTCAGTTTCTACTTCAATACGAACCTCAAGATTACATTCTGGATAACTATAAGCGTATGGAAAATCTTCTTTTATTAATTTAAAACCATGCTTAAGCATTTTTGTATGACCTTCAGTTTCTTTAATATTCATTTTTATCCATCACTTTCATTTTATTAATCTCTTGGTGCGATAGTTCAGATTTCAAATCACGAACCAATTGTTTTAAATGTTTTGTGCTATATGCGTTAGCACACTTCTCACTATAGGTTCGCAACAATCCTGCAACATCTAATTCATTCATTTTAAAACATCTCGCCATCAATCTTATATAACTCTGGGTATTGTTGTTTAATAAGTCTAATAATTTGTTCAACTTCAAATATACAACTGTCGTAATGTTGAGCAAAATAAGTTTTTTCAACTTCTGTATTGTATGTATTATGTGTTTGTATGTTTCTACGACTTTTTAAATTTTCAATTTCTTCTTTTAGCGTTTCGGTTAGTTTATACATTGCTATAACTGTTTCATGATAACTATAAGATTCTACTTGTGATAATGTTGTGTTTATCGTATCGTTCATTATTTCTCCTCACCCCTCCTATTCCATGCTTCTATGGCTTCGGCTTCTGAATCATACCAAAGAGTTTTTTTATCACATCCCCAACATTCAACACGATATTGTTTGTGGTTTGGTTTTATTACTATGTATGAAACATATGGTATCAATCCGCACTCGCACTTAATCAGTTCTGTCATTCCGCTACCTCTCGCTTCTTCTTCAATCATTCGTTCTTCGTTTTCGCATTGTCTTTGCCATTCTTCGTTTATTTCATCTGGTGGCATTATTCCGCTACCTCCTCCTTCTCTAATAATTCGCAATATACTCCTGTGCAATCTTCTCCAATTTCAGAAAGTAATTTATTCAATTCTAACACCATACTTATTGCTTTGCTTAATTTTTCCTCAACATCTTTTAGGTTTTCAAAGTGTATTGTTCCGCTTGTCATTTTGTAAATTCTCGCTTTCTACTTTCATATGGTGGTATCTTTGCAACCCATTCTTCTAATTCTATTTGATAATTTATTGCTTCTTCAGTATGCTCGGAATTAAGCCATCTTATTATTCTTGATGCACTCAATTCATCTATGCGTAAATCTGAAACTTCTTTTAAGTTATATAATAAATCTGTTGCAATGTCTTTATCACTTGCTGTTTTTATCCACTCTTTATTTTTCATTTTATTGTCCACCTACTTGCGGGCTTTGGTAAATACATTTCTAAGTTCTCTATTTTCTTTTCCAGTTCTTCTATTCTACAATATAACTCTCCAAATACATGAAACACTTCTGGACTACCAAATATAGGGTCATTGTGATTTCTAAATTTTTCAGACTCATTGCGTCCTTTAAGCCAACACTCATATCTGTTTTCTATACCACACTTTTCTTTACTCATATCAATCTCCTTTTTATTTATACTTTATTATACCACACAAACTCTGTGGTGTCAAGTGTTTTTTTTATTTTAATTTTCGTGTGAATCCCATCCACATCTTTCACAATGTCCTGCCATTTCTATGTCATATGAATTATTGCATGGGTTATTGTAATATGTATATATGGTTAATTTGTGACCGAATAAGTTACAGATTAATCTGTTGATTAATTTTATCATTTTATTTTATACCCCTTTATAATCTTCATTTACGTTTTCCCAAATGAACTTGCCTGCTGTTTTGAGTTTGCCATTGATACATTTAATAATATTACTACTACAAACACCGATTTCTCTTTCAGCTTGCTTTGCAGATTTATATATTTTTATGATTTCCCCAGATTTTGTTTTTTGCACAACTGGTTTCGCAAATCTATCTCCAACTCTTTCTGGGAAAGTTCCATAATTACTATTGTATTTATAAGAGCACCATTCTAAATTGGGTATACTATTATTAGTTCTTGTTTCATCTTTGTGATTAATACAAGGATAGTTATGGGAATTTGGTATAAATGCAATTGCTATTAATCTATGTATTTGAAAAGTGCGTTGTTTTTTATCTTTAACTAAACCAACTCGTGGATATCCACAACAAAAGGAAGGAGATAAAATTCTATCTGTTTTAACATTATACACTCTACCAAGACTACTAATTTGATACAAACCTTCATAATCTTTTATATTCATCCACGCTTCTTTATTTAACTTTCTTTTCTTCATATAACTTCCTTTTTTTTTATTTTTCTTTTATACTTTTTGACTGCAAAGATTGAGCATATATATATATAGATACACTCTGCGATATAAAAATATCTACACCCGTTCTCCCACCACGCTTCGCTCGTTTAACCCTCATTACCTACCCACGCACACCACCGCTTTATTTTAAAATAAATATATACTCTTACTATACCTTTAACAAAAGTATATATTTATTTTCCTATAGTTTTATCTATAACTAAATTTAACTAAACTCACCTTACTACAAAAATAATTGCTACGACTATCAATACGATAATCAATACAGTTGTCAACGTCATATATATCACCTCCTCTCATTCATATATGCATCTCCAAAATATTTAAATATTTCAGCACCGAACCATAATAGTGCTATATATATAATTTCACATACTGTAATAAAAATATTATTAGTAAAATCAAACGGTGTTTGAATCCCGCCTTCATGTAATATAGCAAAAGATATTTGCATTACAATAAACAAACTACAAATTGTAGTAATTATATTCCAAAATATTTTCATTACTTTATCCCCTTATATTTCTCAAACTCAACCGCGCCTGTAAGGAACGCGACCCATCCAATCATTAATACTGTAAGATATCTGCTATCATGATAAATATCTAATAGCGATAGCGATATCAATACAAATAGGTATACGCTACAAAGCGTGCCTACGATATTTAATATCTTGGTTCTTAACTTGTTTGCTTTTAATTTCTTTTCGTTCATTTTATTTATTCTCTCCTTTTTTACTAAAACATTTGCATGGTACTTTTAAATCACAATATGGATGATGGTCTTTATTTAAATGGTCACAGTTATGACACCAATCCCCAACACACAAGTCTGGGTTTCTACTATCGCATTTAGGTTTTAATTGTTCTTTAGGTTTGTCAATAACTTTATCTAATTCAATTGACGACCTAACCATTTCTTCAAGTGGGTCTTTGGTTTCATCATAATCCTCTGTCTGTTGTGTATCATTATCACAATCATCAGCGTATGGGTCATAATAACTGCCATCTGCATTTACATAATATGTTCTACTCATTTTAATTTTCTCCGTTCCTTTATTCACTATCATATCTAAATATATACATGGGATATTGTTTTTCTAATTCCATACACGTTCTCCATGCCGAATCTGATGTTGGAACAACTGTAATTCTTTTATCTAAATTACTTGCATACTCCCAACTCGTGCTACTTATATAATATTTGTTTTGATAAAAGATTCTATATTTCTTATACATATTAAATAACCTATACCTTTCATATACTTATTTTACCTTATAACCTATTATACCATATATCTAAATAAAAGTCAACACCTACACGAAAATAATATATGATATATATAAGTTTTTTTATACTTCAAAAGATATAGGGAATCAGATTTTAAATTATACCCCCCTATATATTTTTTATCGGGGGAGATATAACGATATCATAATGATATCATAATGATATATAAATGATATATGTAGATTTGCGAGTGAGCGAAGCGATTGAGATATATAGCGAAGCGTTGAGATTGGTGGGTTTGGTTGAGAGTGGAACGTGTGGTGCGATTTGTTTAGCACATACGCTTATTTTTTTTTGGCTGTGTGAGTTTTTCGGAAAATACCCCCTGCTTACATATAAAAAACTTTATAAAATAGCCATTTACCAATGTTTTTGGCACGTTTCTCGAATCTCGCATCATTGAGAACGCTTTATTCTGATAAAGCATTAAATAACTAAAGTATTCTCACATCTGCGAAAAATTTGGGTAATCGTGACGGATGAATTGTTCATAACAACACACACTATTCAGAATATTCTAAACTGTATAAACTCCGTATAAACATCCACAAACTGTATAAACCCCGCTTCGCTAACCTGTTAAACTTATAACAATGTATCTATAACGTATCATATAAAGATATAACATGCACATATAATCATAGGATAGTCAGTATCACATCAATCAAACATCGACCTTAGAACTCAAAATAGACTGCCATAATTGACTATATATAAGGCATCATATAACGTCATACAGCGATTATATATCTCACATCATAGTTATATATCATATATATAATATAGTCGCTCAAATCGAGTGTTTGGCGGCTTCTAGGGGTGTCTGTGTGTGTGTGTTTACGTTGATATCAACTAACATGTGATAGCATATGCATATAA